CTGGCCTAATTTAGTGCGCCGTCTGGGCCGGCGCATCGGGCTCGGGAGCCGGGGCCGGCGGAGCGAGCTGCTGCATGTGCGCCTGGGCCCTATCGGACAGCATGGCGACCCGGGTGGCCGACATCGGGACGCTGCGCAGCGCGCCGGGCTGGACCTGCAGCTGGCTGCCACTCAGCTCGAGCAGGTACATGATGGCGATCTCGAGCACGTCGACCGTGCCGATGTTGCCCTTGGGCACGAAAATCGAGCCCGGGGCGTTCTCGATCGTCGGCATCGGCACGTCCTCGGGCTCGGCCGGGGCCGGGGCCGGCGCCGCGGCGGTCACCGGCTCGAGGGTCTCGGCGGTGCGGTCGATCGGCGGCACCTCGGCCTGCATCGGGTTCGACTTCGGGGCGGCGGCGGTCTTGGCCTTGGTCACGCGCATTCTCCGTTCAGCGTCTTGCGGTACTGGATCCACCCACGGAGGTTTCCGTGGAGGTGGGGGTTCGCCCAGCTGCCGTCCGGCAGCAGGGTGTCGGGGGTGGCCTGGTGCTCGCAGGGGCTCGCGTGCATCGGCCGGGCGGAGATCAGCGCGTCATGGCGCGCGACCTCCTGCTCCACGGACAGCTTGGCCTCGTGGAAGGGGGTGTAGGAGACCTGGGCGCACCGGGTGACGGAGACCGCCCGGGCGTGCTCGACGAGGTCGGCGTCGGCCGCGAGCGCGGCGTCCCAGATCCGCCGGATGCCGGCCTGGTCGCGGTCCGACACGTAGGGGAGGTGCCACTGGCCCGGCCGGAGGATGTCCGGCCCGCCGTAGGTGCGGTCCCAGTCCTCGATCGCCGCCTTCATGGCCCGGGCGAGATCGCGGATGTGGGGCTCGGCCGCCGGGTCGTCCCGGAGGGCGAACCAGTTCGCCAGCTCGGTCGCCGTCACCACCACGTCGATGTGCAGGAACGGCGCCAGGAGGCGGTTCGAGATCTGCTTGTGGTAGCCGGCGGCGGCGAACGCGGAAGCCGTCTCCACGGCCTTGTCGCGGGCGTAGAGCCAGGCGCTCTCACGGGTGGCCGAGGCCCAGCCGTCCGACATGAGCGCGGGGAGGCGGACCTCCTCGTTGCACTCGACCGAGGCCTGCATGCCCTTCTGGTTCGCGCCCCAGTGCCGGGGGATGAACGGGTCGGTCATCACCTCCTCGATCAGCCGCGCGGTCGGCACGGCCCGCGAGGACCGGGCGTTCCGGCTGAAGACCCGGTGGGTCATCAGCTCGGCGTGGATGATGAGCGGGTAGCGGAGCTGGAAGCTGGTGAGCGGGGGAGCGACCTCCCCCATCGACCGCTGCAGCACCTTAGCAAGTGTTTGGCACGCCATTACTTCTTCTCCTCGCACCAATAGCCGCTGCGGCCCCAGTTAACAAAAGGCGCATCAGCGTCGGAGCAGTGAGCTACTCGGTGGCCGCCGAAAGACCCGTGTACATGTTCTCGAGAACAGTAAGGGCAAGCGTAAACCCCGCCCTTGGTGTCTCGATCGAACTTGTCCTTCCAGGTACGGAGGAACTTCGCCACCGGGGTGCCCTCATGCAGCCCGTATGGTGCATAGCGTTCGGTGAGCGCCGGATCGGCGAGGATGCGTTCCGGTGTCATGACCTCGTTGAGCCGGCGGTGGGTGCCCACGACATGGGCCCGTCGTTTCGACGGCGGGCCGTGAAGGCCGATGCCCATGGCTTCGGCCTCCTCTTCGGTGCAGCGAAGACGCTTCGCGAGCGTCTTCCGGCTAATCTCACGACTGGCGTACATCGCATCTCCTAGCGAACAGGACATCCGCCCGACGAGCATTCGTCGAGTTGAAGCAGCTCGGAGGACTTATCCTCCGAGATGTCGATCGGCAGAAGTCTCGCGGTGTACTCTTCGTACACTTCGCGCGAGACACACTGCTGCGGGAGGTACTTGTAGCCGAGGTCCTCCGCGGTCGCAAACGGATTGTTGCGCTTCAAGAACGAAACACCGACATATTCGTCCCAGTGGTCCATGAACCACTGGACCATAGCGGGGATCTCGCTCTCGTCGAACGAGACCGTGATCGAGCAGTTGTGCTCGACGTAGTGCTTCATCAGCAGCCGGTAGCGCTCCAGCTGGCTGATGGCGCTCTCCTGGTTCACCTCGAGGTGGTGGCCCGTCTCCGGGTCGAGCACCTGGGTGAACTTCGGCGAGGCCGGGTACTCGACCGGCCAGCAGACGATGACGCCGGTCGGGTCGTTGGGGTTCGGCTTCATGTCGTAGCCGGCCGCCGCGAAGGCCTCCAGCATCGGATCGTTGGCCGGGAAGTTGATCCAGTTGAAGATCCACCGGCTCAGAGCCAGGTGGGCGCCCTCGTGGACCTCGTCGCCCTCGAGCCCCAGGGCCTTCGAGCTGGTGCCGGCCGGCTGGACCTGCGTGACGCGCCGCGGGCGCGGCGTGCCGAAATCATCGGCCATCGAGTTGGCGCCGGCAATCGCGGCGTCACGCACGGCCTCGAGCATCTCGGGGCTCTCGATGCCCTCCCAGGCCACCGCGCCGGTGGGGCTGACGCCGCACAGCCGCAGCAGCTTCTGCGCGTCGTTCCACTGCAGCTGCAGCACGCCGTCCCGCATGGAGACCGCGGTCTGCCGGTAGTTGGCGCGGCCGGCGAGATACTGGGCCCGCATCAGGCCCTCGAAATCGCCGTTGAACCGATGCCACACCACCTGAACCAAATTGCAGAAGCCCTTGTTCGGCAACAGGATTTCGGCGCAGGGGTTGAGCCCTTCCATCTCCGGCGCCCGCCGGCGGGCCTCGGCGACGTTGACGAAACCCGGTTCGCCGGTCGGCAGGATGCGGCGCAGCAGCTCCTCGATCACCTCGGGCTCGGGCTTGTTGAGGAAGCCGATCGAGTTGTTCGACTGCTCGCGCTGGCCCTCGCCGCGCTCCCAGCGGTCCGTCTTGAAGTCGACGTACCACTGCAGCTGCGCCATCAGCTCGGCCAGCGTGGTCGCCTCGGTCTCGATGAGGCAGATCTGCGCCGAGCGCCGGCTCGAGAGCACGGTGCCGAGGTGGTTGACGATGTCGATGATCTCGCCGCGGGTCAGGTTCCGGTGGGCCGCGCCGACCATCAGGGAGGCGATGCGCCCCATGGCGTGCGCCAGCGGCTGCCAGCCCGACGAGATCCAGCCGTAGCCGCGCAGGCGCTTGCCGCCGGGGCGCAGCTCCGAGAAGTCGAGGATCAGCTCGCTGACGCGCGGCTTCTCGCCGAACAGCATGCCGAGCGCCTTGGCCCAGCCCTTCGCGCTGTCGCCGAAGGTGATGCGCCAGGTGCCGGCCTTGAGGTCGATGTGCTCCGAGCTGTCCTCGGCGCCGCCCTTGTCGGTGCGCTCGGACTGTACGATCCGTACATTCTGGATCGAAAACGGAAAACCGGAGAGGAGGCCCGTGACGGGCTTGAAGCCGACGCCGCAGCCGTTGAGGAGCAGCCAGAAAATGTCGACCAGATCGGCCGGGGTGTAGGCGACCGAGAAGGAGCAGTTGAAGGCGCCCGCGGCGCGCTCCTTGACCAGCGCGGTCCCGCCCATCCACTTCACGCGGCCGGACATCGAGACCTTCTTCTCGATCATCAGGTCCCCGAGGTCCTGCAGCTCGCCCCACTCGCGGACGTTGAGGGCTCGTCCGAGCTGGCGTTCCCAGAGCCAGCGCTGGTGACCGAGGACGCGCCGGTGCGCCGCCTCGTTCGTCTCGAAGACCGTGCCCTCCTCGTTCAGCGGACGCAGGTAGGTACGGCGGTGCGTGAACTGGGCACGCACCGATGGCAGTTGGTTCGACAACATGATGTAGGAGATCTCGCCTGGGCGGGGGTTGGGCCACACGATATGGGGGCCGGGGGCTCCGAAGAGCACACCCGGCCGGGGCCCGGGTTAGCCCTTGGCGTCGCGGCGCAGCTGGCCGAGCCCGTTCGCCCGCGCCAGCTCGGAACGGCGGGCGGAGTAGTTCGGGGCGCAGACCGGGTAATCCGCCGGCAGGCCGTGCTTCTCGCGGTACTCGTCCATGGTCAGGCCGCGGCCACTGAGGTGGCGCGTCAGGACCTTGTACTTCTTGCCGTCCTCGAAGCTGATGAGGTGGTCGGGCGTGATCGACGCCTTGACCTGATCGGCGGTGGCCTTGGACGGCAGCACCCCGAGCGCCTCGCGGATCGCGGTCGCGACCTTCGGGATGTCAGCGGGGGCGCATGGGTTCTTCGCCAGGTAGGCGGTGAGGGCGGAGGCAACTTCGGTCGTCATGGCTCAGGCGGCCTTCTCGATGTGGTCGGGGCGATCGAAGTCGATCGCGACGGGGAAGCGGGGCATGCCGTCCGGCGTGCGGGCGAAGGAGCGGATCGTCACCGGGCGCCCGGTGAGGCTCGGGGCCTGCTCGAGCAGCGCCTTGGCGTGCTCGGCCGAGCCCCGGATGCCGGCGCCGCATTCGCGCCCGTCCTCGAGCTTGAAGCGGACCCGCTTGGCGAGCCCGGCCCAGTTGCCGTTGCCCTCCTCGATCGCGACCAGCTCGAACTCGGCCGTCTCGAACTCCTTGCGCTTGAGCAGGCCCTTGCTGCGCTTGCGCTCGTAGGGGGTGTCGAGCCGAACCATCTGCCCTTCGTAGCCGTCCTCGAGGTAGGTGCCGTAGGCCCGGTCCAGCTGCTCGAGGGACGCGATCGGCGTCGTCGGGACGAGCTGGATCTCGGGCGCGTCGAGCCCCGCAACGAACAGCTCCAGAATGGAGCTGCGCGCCTCGAAACCCTTAGCAGGTCTGTACGTATCGTACAAATGGTATTGGACAACGGAAGCCGCTTCCGCGATGTCGGCGTCCGTGGGCTTGGACTTCCGCAGCACGCTCATCAGCTTGTTGAAGTTGTCCTTGAGCTGGTGGTTGTACAGCTCGCCGTCAAGCTCCAGATCGGGGGTCCGCACGAATGCCGGCGCCAGGATGGCGAAGATGTGCGGGCACGAGACGATCGGCTTGCCGGTCCTCGACCACATGCCGAAGCGGTTCACCTTGCAGCGCATGCCGTCGAGCTTCGGCTGGCTGAACACCCGCTGCCCGGCCGGGAACTCCTTGTAGGTGTGGGCGAGCATGACCGCGCCGCCGAAGTCGCGCGGCTCGTCCACGCTCTCGATCGTCAGGGCGTAGTCGCGCTCGAGCTTCTTGCCCATCTCGGCCTCGGCCTCGAACAGGGCCTGTTCGGCGGGCGTCGGCTTCGACTTCGGGGTGCAGCTCGTCCAGCCGGACGTGACGGTCTCGCCGTCGACTAGGCCGCTGTGGGTGCGCCAGGCGCCGGCAGCCTCGTCGACCTCGAAGAACCAGCGGCGGATGCGGGCATTGGTGTCCCGCTTGAAGATGGTCTTGCCGAGCATGGTGCGGTCCTCAGTGGCGGGTGTTCGGGTTGGCTTCGGTCGGCTCGGCTGCCGCTTCTTCCTCGGCGCGCTTCTGGGCGAGCTGCCCATCCACCAGAGCCTTGGAGAAGGCGGTCATGGCGTCGTGGTCGCCGTCGCAAGCCTCGAGCGCGATGCTGGTCATCTCGCCGAGGAAGCCGCCGACGTGCCTCCCCATGGTGTTGAGAGCCGGCGGCTCGCCAACCTTCTGCGTGTACTCGTCGACCCAGGCTTCGTAGGCGGCCTGCAGCCGGCAGTGGAGGCACTCCACCTGAACGTCGGAGGTTGGCTTCTCGTTCGTGCTCACGCCTCTTCCCCGTGCTTGAAGTTCTCGTAGGCCGTGACGAAACCGTCGATGGCTTCGGCGATATGCTGCATGCCCAGCGTCGTGCAGGCCGTGTTGAAGTCCGAGGCGGCCACCTTGGCCATCTCGATCACAATCTGCACCTTCTGCGCCTGCGTCAGATCCGAGTAGCGGGACGTCTCGCTAAAGACCTCGCGGTAGGCTTTGGCGAAATAGTCCTCGGCCGTACCGCTTGCTTGCGAAACAAGCGTATTGAAGTCGGCCAAAATCTTGCTTGACATTACGCGGCTTCCCTCATGCGAATGCGTTGCTGCTTCAGGTACTCGACCACGTCGAGGATGCCCTGGTCGTCGAGGCGCTTGCCGGCGCGCTCCTTGCCGACGACCGCGGCCTCGGGCTCGAACAGCTCGATCTGGCCGCCGTAGGCCTTCTTCTCGTGCCAGGGCTCGAAGGTCACACCGATCGCCGGTGAGCTGTCGAGCTTGCAGGATTTGAAGATGTCGCCGTGGTCGATCATGATGCGGTGCGCGTTGCGGACGAACGGCACCACGAGATCCTGGTGGACCGACCAGACCAGCTCGTCGTGGATCGGGACCAGGAAGCGGAACTCGCGGTCGGTCCAGCCGAGGGACCGGAAGAACAGGATCGTGCGGACGATCGAGCGCTTCGCGAGTGTAGCGCAAGTACCCTGAATGATCGCGTTGACCGTCTGATTGCCAGCGCGCTTCTGGATCTTGCGCATGATCCAGCGGATGACGGCGTTATAGTTCTCGCCGCCCAGGGTATCGAGGAGGAACTTATCGCACCACTCGGAGGACCACGTCATGGTGGCCTCAAAGCGGGTGTAGCGGTGGCCGTCCGGCAGGGTGACGAAGCCGGCCATGCCGACGTTGGCGATCTGGTCAACGCGCCACTGCTCCGCGACCGGGAACTGGTCGCGGTAGGCGTTGGTGGCGTCGGCCGTCTTGGTCTGCGACCAGCCGGCGCGCTCGCCGATCGTCGCGAGCCAGCCGGAGTAGAAATAGTTGAAGTTCGCCTCCTTTCCGAACACGGTTCGCCAGTAACCGTAAGCCTTGTTGCTTGCCAGCAACTCACCCTTGAGGTTCGTCATCAGGCGCGGCAGGCGCTCGGCCTTGCCGTGATTGTCCGACAGCCACTCGTTCCACGAGGTCATGGTCTTGAGCGACTTGAACAGCTCGATGTTCATGCCCGGGCAGTCGAGCGCCAGCAGCGCGGTCGCGGTGCCGGCGTGCAGATCCTGGTGCGGGATCTGGCCGAAGGCCTCGAAGAACTTCGGGTCGCCGGAGAACTCGCCGATCTCGACCAGCTCCACGCCCGACCAGTCGAGCGAGACGATGAGGTGGTCGTCGTGGTCGCCGAGGTAGAAGCCTCGCACGTAGGCGGCCTCACCGCGCTTGCCGAGCTGCATGGGGTTGGGGTTCGAGCCCGCCATGCGGCGCGTCGCCAGCAGGCTGGTGACCTGCGGGTACATGCGGCCCGTCTCCGGGTCGACGAGCATGCTGTAGGGGGTGAGGAACAGCTTCATGCGCTGCTCGACGCCCGACAGCCGGTTGATGCAGTCGATGACCGCCAGCGCGTGCCGGTTGTGGTGGATCGCGAAGGGCTCGAGGTCCTCGCGCGAGGGCTTGTCCTTGGCGGTCCAGGCCGCCTCGATCCGCTCGATGCGCGCGGTGTGCTCCTCGAGCACGACGCCGGCCGCCAGGCCCTCCTCGCCGCCGGCCGCGATGCGGACGTGCAGATCGGCCTGCAGCTCGGCCCAGGCCTGCCGGATCTCCTCGCGGCCGAGGTGCTTGCCGTCCTTCAGCCGGTCGACGACCCGGCCGCGCGCCTCGCCGTCCGAGGCGACCTTGCCCTTCGACACCACGAGCTTGCAGCCGAGGAGGTCGTAGAGGATCGTCCGCACCGGCATGTAGTGCGCGAGGTTGACCCCGAGCAGCTTCTTCTCGTTGACGCCGCGCTCGGTCGCCCAGCCGTTGCTGACCGGCCCGCGGACCTGGAGCAGCTGCTCGTAATCGTCCGCGCAGTCGTCCGCGTCGAGCCAGGCATGCACCTTGGCGCGGTAGGTCTGGTAGCCGAGCTTCTTGCCGTCCTTCGAGGGGCCGTACCAGCTCTCACGCCGCATCAGCTCGGCGTTGGGCTCGTCGGGGAAGCGCAGGTTCCTCGCCGCGGCCTTCATCTCGCGCAGGATCTGGGCGGCGGTGACGCGCTCGGCCTCGGTGCGCTGCCGGATGGCTGGCGCGTTGACGCGCATGCCGCCGATCGCGATCGAAGCGAAGATCGCCGGCATCACGTTCTCCTGGTGGAAGAACGTGTCGACCAGCGGCTTGCCGCCGTTGCGCATCATGTAGGTGAGCAGGAAGCGGAACAGCCGCACCGCCCAGTAGGCGTCGTCGGCGCCGTAGGCCGCGACCTGCTCGCCGGTGACCAGGCCCATGTGGGCCTCGCCGTCGAGGGTCTCCTCGAATGTCCGCATCTGGACACCGAAGTGCGAGCGCACCGCCTGCTTCAGGCCGTAGCCGTAGGCGATGGCGTTGACGAAGCCGTTCCAGGAGAACGAGGCCTTCGACGACTTGCCGACGATCTTGAACACCAGGTCCGAGAGCGCGGGCGACATCTCGCCGGTCTCGCGGTTGAAGCCGGAGGCGTGCCGGATCAGCCCCTCGACGAGCTGGCCGATGTCGCCCTGGCCGGCGGCGCGCCAGGCGTCCTGGCTGTAGGTGTCCGGGCCATAGGCCGACACCGCCTGCGTCATGGTGCAGATGATGGAGCCGGGCGGGAAGTCGTAGTCGAGGACGGCCTTGATCACCGTCTGCTCGAAGGCCGAGTTGTGGGCGATGAAGTGCGAGCCCTCGGGCAGCGCCTTCAGCAGCCGCAGCAGCAGCTCGACAGGCAGCCGGTTCTCGGCGTCGAGGTGGCCGAAGTTGATGTAATAGGCCCGGTCCGGGGCCTCCTCGGAGTAGAACGACGCGCCGCAGATGGTGGTGCGGCGCCAGTCGAACACGGTCTTCGACTTATCGGACTTGAAGCCGTCCTCGTTGTACTTGCAGTAGCGGTTGAGGCCTTCGTGGCGCTCGCTGTCCTCGGTCTCGAGGTCGAAGCCGACGAAGGTGGAGCGCTGGATCAGCGCCTCGATCTCGTCGATCACCTCCGGGTTGCGGGCGTCGACCAGGACGGTTTGTGGCTCGACCTGGATGCGGGTCTGCATGTTCATGGGGGCGGTCCTCAGTGCATGAATTGCTGGAGGAGAGCGCTGCCGGCGGCCCGGTCGGGCTTGCCGGTGATGATGTTGGACTGCCAGTCGTCCGGGAGCGGCAGGAAGCCGACGATCTTCCAGAAGACCCGCAGCTGCTCGGCCTGCTCGGGGTTGCACATACGCTGCGCCATCGCCGGCTTGACCCCGGCGTGCTCGAACAGGGCGGGCTTCGGGTGCCCGGCGACGAGCTGCTGCAGGGCGCTGTTGAGCCAGGCCCGATTGCAGGCGGCGAAGGCCTTCGGGCCGAACCCGGGCATGCCGGGGATGCGGTCGGAGGGATCGCCGCAGAGCGCCTTGTAGAGGCGGATCTCGCTGGGGGTGAGGACGACGTCCTTCTTCACGTCGTCCTTGTCGACGATGATCTTCAGCGGCTTGACCCCGTCGATCCACACCTTCGGGCCGGCGAGCTGGAGCAGGTCGCGGTCGACCGTGTGGACGGTGATGTCGTCGCCGGTGCCGATGCCGTAGATCCCGCACAGGTGGCCGATCACGTCATCGGCCTCGCGCTGGGGCACGGCGACCTGCAGCGCCTTGGTGTGCTTGAGCGCGTCCCGGGTCAGGTTGACCAGGGCGTGCAGGCCGTCCGTCATCTGCGACGGGCGGTCCTTGTAGCCGGGGAAGAACTTCTGGCGGGCCTGCTTCGCGCCCCGGCCCTCAAAGCACCAGATGGCGACATCGCCCGGCTTGATCGCGAGCATCTCGTTGAAGACGCTGCGGGGTCCCCGGCCGAACGGCCCGGGGAGGTGATCGTCGAAGCGGCGGCGCAGCACCGCCATGCCGTCGTAGATGTGAATGGTCACTGGGCGAATTCCCCGCGGTGGCGGGCCAGCTCGGCTTCGTAAACGGCAGAGGCCTCCTCGGCGGTGCGGAAGGTGCCCAGGTGCCGATGCTTGCGGTCGATGCCGATGCGGGCCACGAAGGTCCCGTTCTTCGCCTTCGCGTGGAATACCCCGCGAGGCAGGCCGGAGCGCTTGGTAGAGCGCACCATGTTGGTCTTGTTCTGAGCTGGCGTGGCCGGCCGGAGGTTGTCGATCCAGTTGTGGTCGCGAACGCGATCACGATGGTCGATCTCGGTGCCCTCGGACGGATGCTCACCGTGATGGAGCGCCCAGGCGATCTGCTGGACGCGCACCTGGTAGCGCCGACCCTCGTAGGTGAAGGTCAGTTTCCGGTAGCCGCGCCCCGCCGGGTAGTCAGCGCGGTCTCCTGCGTCCGCGCGGGTGGTCCCAACGCGGTGCCGGACGATCCCCGTGTCGGGCTCGTAGGCGAAGCGCTCGCGCAGCCAGGCGACGGGGACGTTGCGGATGGTCATAGACCAGGCCACCGCTGGTCGTCGCGGCGGTCGCGCCAGTCGCGGATCTCCATGGCGGCCCACCAGAGGAAGCCGCAGGCGAGCGCCAGGGCGGCGGCGTAGCCGACGAAGGCGAGCAGGCAGCTCAGCAGCCAGAACAGCAGCGGGACCGGCCAGGCGAGGACGTAGCCCCAGCTCCACAGGGAGTGGGTGCTGAACTCAGGCCCGATCAGCCAGGCGTGGACGAGGGCGCCGAGGCCCAGGAACTTGGCGGCACCAGTGAGGTGCCGGACCAATGGTCGGTTGTTGATGTTCGCCTCGCGCTTGATGACGGCGAGGGTCGCGGGGCTGAGGGTAGTCTCGGACACGGTTGGCTCCGATGTTGTACGATGCGTACAAAGAAAAAGGCCCGCACCACGAGTGCGGTGCGGGCCTCTCTACTGGCGGGTGTTGGTGGACCCGATCAGGCGGCCTTGCGGCTCTTCGCCGGGGCGTCGCCGGCAGCGCCGTCGATCACCTCGAAGCCGAAGATCCCGTAGTCCTGACCGCCGCCGACCTTGGCCACGGCGGTGAGCTTGACCCGGAAGACCGTGTCGAGCCCGTACTTCGGGAAGACCTCCTGGAGGAAGGAGCCGAAGGCCTTGAACGCCATGTAGCTGAGCGACAGGCCGACGACGGTGCCGGCCTCGGCCGGGCCGCCCTCCTTCCGGGGGTAGGTCTTGGCGAGCTTCGCCGGCAGCTCCACGAGGTCCGACACGTAGGCGTTGCCGTCCATGCGCTGGGCATCGGCGACGACCGCCGCCCAGTTCGCCTTGGACTTGCTCTCGGTCTCGCCGTCGTAGGAGTTGAGGTAGCGCACGCCAGCCGAGGTGTTGACGCGGATCACCCAGCCCGACTTGGCGTCCCTCAGGCGGACGTCGACCTCGATCTCGTCGTGGACCTTGAGGTCCTTGCCGAGCATGATGCCCATGGGCTTCACGCGGAGGAAGAAGTCCACGTTCATGGCGGCGGTCGCCATGACGTCCATCAGCGAGCGCGGGGCGCCGCCGGTGGCCGGCAGGCCCGCGGGGCGGGCGGCGGGCGGCGGGGGGCTGCCCGCGTTGCCGGCGGCCGGTGCGGGGGTCTCGTTGGCCTCGACTTCGGCGGCGGCGAGGGCGGCGGAGATGGCGTCGGACATGGTAGCCTCTGGAGATTGGAGGTTGATGATTGGAGCTTGGTGCTGGTGATGTCCGATGTACGTTCCGTACATCGGCCTGATCGAGATAGCCGGGGCTTCCGCTCTTGGCAAGCCCCCTCTCTCCCGATTTCGTAGCCCGGATGTGCCTGTCCGATACGGACAGCTTTACCAGGGCAAAGCGACGCGACCGTGTTCGACTGACGCAGCATCTACGGACTTGCGTTTAGTAAGCCGCATGATGTGCTGATCGATACTGTCGATATAGGTATAGATCTTGATACGTAGAGCCGTGTTACGGCTCTTGCGCATGGCCCGCTTATAGGCCTGGAAGAAGGCCGTGTCCTGGTAGTCCATGGACACGAAGAACACGTCCTGCACCTCGCGGTCGCCGCAGAACTGCCAGTTGAAGCCGCAGTCGGCGACCTTGGGCGAGCCGATGATGGTGTCCAGCTCGCCGGCCTGGAAGGCCTTGTCGATCTGGCCGGCCTGCTTCGGCGGCGTGTCGCCGTTGACGATGCCGGCGCGCCGGCCCGCCGCCTTGGCGGCCTCGAGCAGCTGGTACTGCTGCGGGATGAGCGCCGCATAGGCGATCATCGGCCGGCCGAGATCGGTCATCTCGTGGCAGTCGTCGGTGAACTCCTCGAGCTTGCCCGGCACCTCGCCGGGGCAGATGTCGACGAAGCCCTCGCCGCCCTCGAGGAGGTTCGGGAAGACGTTGGGGTGCTCCATGATCTGCCGGGCGCGGATGAAGGCGACGCCGGGCTTGGTGCCGTCGATGAAGAAGTTCTCCAGCTCGAGGATCGCCTCGTCCCGGAACTTGTCGTAGGCCTCGCGCTGCTTGGCGTTCATGCGGCAGCTCGAGATCTCCGGCACGATCTCCTCGGCGCCGTGGACGTCGGTCCAGAGGCGCCGGATCGAGTGCTTCGCCAGGATCATCTGCAGCCGGTCGAGGTTGCAGTGGCCCGTGACCTTCATCGTCCAGGGGTCGAGCACGTCGTGCATCGCCTTGAAGGCGTCGAGCGTGCCGTAATAGCGCGGCTCGATGATCTGCAGGGCCGGATACACCGTGTCGGGCCGGCCGTTGTAGATCGTGCCGGTCATCGGGACGAACCACAGCTCGTCGCGGCGCGCGGCGCACCAGCGGTAGAGCGCCTGCGTCCGCTTGCTGTCGTGGCCGCCGAAGCCCTTGTGCCACTCGTCGATGTCGACCGCGAAGTAGCCCATCTCGGGCGTGATCGTGTCGGCCATCATCTCGAAGCGGGTGTAGCCCATGAGCAGGACCTTCACCCGCGGGTCGGCGACGATCGCCCGGCAGGCCGCGGCCGGGCCGTCGACGATCGCGACCTCGCCCGGGGCCCACTCGCCCCAGAGCATGGCCTCGTCGAGGTTCTTGGCGAGCAGCTTCATCGGCATCAGCCACACGGTCTTGTGGCCGTGCTTGTCCCAGCGCGCTCGCTGGAGCACGCAGATGGTGGGGGTCTTGCCGGTGCCCGGCTCGCCCCCGTGGATGCAGCGGCGCTCCTTGAAGAACAGGCGGCCGAGGTCCTGGATCTGGTCCTTGCGGAGGGTTGGCATCACTCCTCCTCGTCGCCGTGCTGGTGCGCGTGTAGGGCGGCCTCAAGGATCTCGTCTCGGCCAACCTCCTCGTCGGCTGGCTCGACCTCCCGAGCCTCCGCGATACGGACCGCGGTCTCGCGCGGATCGTCGCCGACCTCGTAGGCCTGGTAGGCCTGCTCGCGCTCGTCGTCGGTCACAGCGAACCCGGCCGGCAGGCTGCACATGAAGTCGAAGATCCAGGCGACCCCGGTCTTGAAGGTGCTGCGCTCCTCTTCCTCCGCGCGGCAGCGCCCGCACAGGGCCTGGCCCGAGCCGGCGACGTTCCCGCAGCGGCACTTCGGCATGCGGTGGGTCGCCGCCCGGCGCTCTGCCTTGGTGGTCGGCACCGGCCAGGGCTCGAGGCCCGGCTGCGGCCCCGGCTGCGGGCCGCGGACGTAATAGGGCAGGAGGTCGGTCAGCTGACGGTCAGGCATGGACGCCTCCATTCGAGGACGGGTCGCTCGTACCCGATCATGCAGGGGTGAAGAGGGTGGCCGTCCTTCGCCACCCCGAGGCACTTCAGCGAGGCGCCGGCAGCCGTCGCCATGTCGTGGAACTGGGCCCAGCGCCGCCGCAACGCAGGCGGCAGCTTGGACAGAGCGCCCCACGCCACGACACAGACCTCCGCGTCCGCGAGGATGCGCCGGAGGTGGCCGTCGTTCTCGATCCCGACAGGGTCGGGGGCGTCGCGCAGCGCCTTGATGTCGGTCGCGCGGTAGGCGAACAGGTTGCCGACGATCACCCGGCCGGCCCCCATGCGAAGAGCGAAGCCCTTCACCTTGCGGATCGTGGGGTCGTCGATCTCCGCGTCGGCGGTCGACGGGTTGACCATGATGAAGGCGACCGTCCGGTCGCCCCCACCAGCCAGGTCGCGCTCCAGGCGGTAGCGGTAGCGCGAGCAGTCCGAGAGGACGGCCCTCATCAGATCATCCGCCCGTCGCTGAGCGGCAGCCCGATGAACGGGGCCTGGTAGGGCTTCTCGGCCGGCACGAGATCGGCCTCCTCGGTGGTGCCCGGCAGCACGCCGCGCCCGTGGCGCCGGCTGCGCTTCTCGCGGATCTTCTGGATCATCTCCGGGGTGTCGACGCGCGCCAGCTCGGCCTCGGCGCAGGCGAACATGTCCTCGCCGATGAAGTCGCAGAGCACAGCCATCGTCGTCATGGCGCCGCCGATCTCCTGCGGCGGCTCGCCGGCCGGTCGGCCGAACACGTAGCGGACGATGTCGTGGACCTGGGCCTCGGTGAAGCCCTTGCTCTGCACGAACTCGGCGCTCTCCTCGAAGAAGCGGGCCAGGCGCTCGGTGAGGTCGGTCGGGTCGTCCTCGGTGACCTTGTCGAGCCAGGTGACGCAGCGCGGCTGCAGGCTCAGCACGTCCTGCCGTCCCTGCTCCCGGGCGGCCTTCACGAGGGCGACGATCTGGCTCTCGTTCGCCTGGAAGACCGTGGCGTCGTCATCGACGTGCTGGAAGCCGTAGTACATGGCCGCCTCGACCATGAAGCACTCGTCCTCAGTGAGCGGCGCGGCGCCGCGCATCAGCTTCGTCGCGGCCTTGTCGATGTGCTCGCGCAGGACCTCGAGGCTGCGCAGGTTCGCCGCCGCGATGACGGTCGCGCCCGGGGCAAGGGTGTGCCGCTCACCGGCTGGCGTCTCGCCGCGGGTGCCCGGCGGGCGGGGATCGGCCGTGGGCTCGATGAAGACCGCCGGTAGGCCGCGGTAGAAGCCCGAGGTGATGATGCGGTCGCCCGTGCCGAGCTGGATGACGTGCGGGAGGTCAACCTGGCGGCATGGGTTCTCCGAGACTTGCGCCTGGAGGCGGCGCTTGATGCCCTCCAACTCCTCGGACATCGCGCCGACCGCGGCGCCCCAGCCGTTCGAGGCGTCGATCTGAGCCTGCAGCTCGTCACGGCGGGCGATCAGCTGCTCACGGGTCATGGTCATGTCAGGCTTCCTTGCGGATCAGGTGGTGGAGCTGGCGGCGGCCCTCGGCCGGCCAGTCGTGGTTCCAGTCGAGCCCCTCGGGCTCGAGCACCGTCGCGGCGGCGAGCTTGATCGGGCCGCAGACGATCAGGTTGCGGAGGCGCGGCAGCTGCGCGAGCGTCTCCATGTCGACGAGGTCGGCCGGCGCCAGGTCGACGAGGACCAGGGGCGCGGCGTTGGTGAGCGCGAGGCGGGGCTCGAGCCGGCGGATGCGCGGGCGCTTCACGGTCCAGATCGGCTCGACGATGCGCTCGCTGGCCGGCGTCATCTCGGCCAGGCGCCAGAGCCAGCTGATGTGCTCCGGCCGGACGTGGAACAGGCTGCCGGCCTGATCCGGGCCCATCGCCCGGACCAATGGGTGCTCGACGATCGGCCCGGGCTCCGGCGGGCCGAGCCGGTGCGGGCAGGGCAGCCAGTGGCGGCCCTGGACGCGAAACGGGCTCTCGAGCCCGGCGAGGCCCGGCGACAGGCAGCGCCCGCCGCCCTGCTCGTGCAGGAAGATCAGGTTGTCCTGGCGGTGCAGGCCGTAGTGGCTCACGTCGGGCCCCCCGAGATCTGGACGCGGCGGTCGATGAAGCGCCGGAGGCAGCGGCGGGTGAGGTCGGTGACCTTGAAGGCCTGGTTGGCCGGGTCCGCCATCGCGGACAGCCGGCCGAGCAGGTCGTTGAACCTGGATGCGGGCGGCAGCCGGTGATGAATGCGGATCAGTTGAAAGAACTGGTCGAGGTCATACTTCATGAAACGATGCTTTCAGAGGGTGGACGCAACAGTTCCTCAGTCGAAATCCCGACGATGTCGGCGATCTGGTAGACTTCGGAGAGCGTGAAGTCGTGGTAGCCCTGCTCCATCGCGGAGAGGGCGACGCGGTTCGAGAAGCCCCAGCGCCGGGCGAAATCGCCGAGGTTCAGCTCGGCCTCCTGGCGGGCCTCGAGCAGCTGGCGCCCGATGCGGACGTGGACCGGGCCGAGCACCCGGCGCTGCGCGAACTTCTTGTGGTAGACGCCGGTCGGGCCGACCGGCAGCTGCGAGCGCGCCAAGTCGCGCTTGGTGATCTCGGCCGGGGTCAGCTCGCGGAGGAGCCTCCCCGCGTAGCTGCGGACCGTCTCCGGCTGGAGGTGGGACAGCTCGGCCGCGATCTCGGTGTGGTGCTTGCCCTGGAGCAGCAACTCTTTGATCTGCTGTTGCGTTGGGTTCATGCGCTGGCGAGCCTCTGGTCGATCATGCGCCGCCGGGTGCCGTGCGCCGGGAAGCCGACGATCACGCCGCGCGGGCGCGGCCGGGAGCACAGGTTGCAGGTCGAGCACGTCACGCGCTCGGCGTAGGTGGCCGGGCAGACCGCGATCTCGCGCCCGGCCGGGGTGCGGTGCCGGCCGCGGCCGGCGGTGGAGGGCAGGACGGTGACGACGCTCATGTCCGGCGCCGCGTCGAGCACGGCGTCGGCCTGGGCGGCGCTGTCGGTCGAGACGTTGATGTGCATGCCGAGGGAGGCGGCTTGCCTGTACGTCTCGTACAATCTGCCGTGGGTAAAGACAATGGCCTCACGACCCGCGTTGGCCTTAGCCAGGTCGAGCACATCGGCCGGGTTGGGAGGCAGATCGCCGGCTGTGCCGTACCTCCACCTGATGCGCTTGGGCAAAGCCCGGATCAGGTGGAGCAGCTGCTCGAGCGTGACCTGGTTGACCGCCTTGCCGGCGGTGAGGGCGCGCCACATGATGGAGCCCGGGCCGTGCTCGGCGTAGCAGCCGGCGCCCATGAGCGTGCAGCCGGTGGAGCGGCAGGTCTCCTGCGAAGCCATGACGGCCGGCATTGGGCCGAGCTTGCGGTTGGTCGAGACGCGGCGGAAGTGAAAGAACACGGGGGTCGTTCCTCTCAGGGTTGGCTGTACGAAGCGGACAGCGCGGTGCAGACACACGAAGGGCGTCACAGCCGTCCGGTGACCCTCATGAAGGCCCAGTAGGCCCAGTAGGCCAGGTGGAAAAGAAGGGGGCCGAGTGCGGCCCCCAGCGCGGCAGCCGCCATGATGGCGGCGTCGTCCTCGGTCATGCCTCGAGCTGCTCGAACCGGGTGTCGTCCTCGACCTCCTCCGGGACGCGGACGAAGGTCATGCCCAGCTCGTTGTTGCGGTAGACGGTGAGCGGGTCGCCATCGCGCAGCAGGCGCATCTTGCCCGGGCCGGCCTTGCCGAGCGCGCTCTGGACCGAGGTCTGGAACAGCGCCTCGCCGGCCACGACGTCGTAGACCTGGTCGCGCTTCAGGTGCCGGACCTGGCGCTCGGGCTGGCCGGCGTTGATCGCCGCGGCGATGCGCTCGCACACCGCGACGCACCCGACCTTGAAGGCCTCGAGCCCGGCCGGCAGGTCGGCGCCGAAGCCGCGCAACGGCATCATGCCGATGACGGCACCGGTCTCGTCGTGCAGCGTGATGCCGCTGCCCGTGACCGAGCTGAACGGAATGACCTTGGCGGTGATCTTGGACATGGTGGATCTCCTGCGGGTGGAGCCCCGCCAGATCGGATCTGGCGGGGCGGGGTGGGTCAGGCCTTCGGGTAGGCGGCCGTCACGCGGGTGGCGTCGATCCACTGCGGCCCCGCCATCGTGCGGAGCTGCAGCTGCGGGGTGCTGGCGTGCAGGAACATGCCGACGACCTCGATGCCGCGACCGCCGTTGCGGTAGGCCTGGCCGGTCTCGCCGGTGCCACGCAGGTCGACGGTGCCGCCGATCTCGGCGCGCAGCCACGGCCGGGCCGTGAACGAGACGACGTAGCAGTTGCGCACGCCCTGCTCGCCGTCGTGCTCGGTCTGGACGGTCAGGCGGTACTCGCGGCCCTCGTCGACCCGGATCACCGGGTAGACGCCGGCCGGCGGCCAGCCGCCCTCGGAGGTGGTGACCAGGTCACCGACCTGGGCGAGGAGGGCGGGCGCCGGGCGCTCGCCGATCGGCGGGGCCTCGACGGTCGGCGAGGGCATGATGTCGACGCCGTTGCGGGTCGCGGCGACGACCCGGGTGCGCTCCACCCAGGAGCGGCCGGTCGCGTCCTCGACCAGGAGGGTGGTCTCCGCGGCGGCACGGACGCTGTAATTGCCGGCCGCGCGACAGGCCTGCATGCGGTGAGCGCCGGGATCCGCGGTGAGCGTGACGACGTCGCCGACCTCGACCTGGTCGGCCAGGTACTGCGCGTCGATCTCGGCGTTGACGGCGTCGTAGTGCTCGTCCTGCTCGTCCCGGGTGTAGCCGTCCGGCTCGTCCTCGTCGTCGCGCGGGGCGCGCTCCACGATGCCAGCCACGTTGTCGTTGAGCAGCCAGGCCTGGCCGGTTGCGGTCGCGATCATCAGGTCTTCGTGACCGTCCGGGTCGATCGCGACGACTGTGTAGTTCCCGCCCGGGGTCTCGGCGTCGCCCCTGTAGCTGACCACGTCGCCGACCTCGACCTCGTCGATGTCGAAGGTCGCGGCAGCCGGGGCGGGGGCGGCCTCCACCACGACCGGCGCCGGCAGCTGCGAGCGCGGCGTCAGGACCGGGCGGCCGAGGATGGTCGAGGCGTACTGCTCGTCCAGCTCGTCGATCACCTCGTAGGCGCAGATCCGCATCTTGGTGCCGCCGTAGCTGTGCGGGACCGAGACCACGTCGTGCGGCCACACGGCGATCAGCATGACCCGGCGGGCGGTGTGGGCGTAGAAGCTCTGGACGTAGTCGGGCGTGCCGACGTGGAGCCCGGTCGAGCAGCAGGCGTTCGGGTCCGCGTTGACCTTGTCGCGGTCCATGTGCGGCGTGTCGCCGACCATGTTCCGGTGCGTGCGGCCGGTGTGGACGTCGAAGTAGTCCTCGCGGACCGCCTTGTAGGCGATGAACCGGCCGTCCTCGAGGAAGCCGAGGTTCGACTTCTCGAGGAACACCGGCAGGCGCTCGATCGCCTCCGGCGTCGGGTTCTGCAGCAGCGACCCGAGGGCGTTGAACAGCGGCGCGAAGGGCTCGCCCGCGGCCCGGAACGCCTTGATCTTGTCGACCCAGAGGCCCTTGAGCACCTGGCCCTTGAAGACCAGGTCGGCGCCGATGACCTGGAGCGCGCCGAAGCTGTCGCGCAGCAGCGCCTGGCGGACGTCGACCATGTCGACCAGCTTCTGGACCGGGTGGCCGCCGGGCTGCTGCAGCAGCGCCTTGGCGGCCTCGAAGTGCTCGTGCTCGCGGGTCAGCGAGTAGGGCTTGCCCTTCACGAAGAAGGTGAGGCTCTGGTTCGAGATGGTGTGGGGGAGGCGCGACATGACCATATCCTGTATGGTTGTACGTTTCGGACAATAGACGGAAGACACGCCCGTCCCGTGAGACGGGCGTGGTAACTACTTCGTGGCGAGCTGGAAGTAATGATCCAGTAGACGCTGGCCCTTCGAGCCGAGCTTGTACCCGTTACCGCCGCCGACGTATTCGTGATAGGTGCTGTTCGTCACGATCGTCTCGAGGAGCGGCAGCCGCTCATTGATTGCGCGGAACTTCTCGCGGATGGGCCGGGTCGGGTCCTTGGCGACGGTCTTGAGGTCGGTGCCGGTGAGGTTCAGCATGACCGCCGCGAGGTGGTCGTGGCTGGTGCTCTCGCGATCCAGCTCGGCGCGCGTCCGGCTCATCGCGACCATCTCGTAGTAGACCTCGCGCAGGTCGGCCGGGGCGCAGCCGAGGTCGACCCGCTTCTCCTGCATGGTGCGCAGGGTCGTCGGGAAGCTGTTGTAGCTCCACGGGATCACCGGCGCGACCTGCGTCGGGTCGATCGCCGCGTCGAGCATCTCGGCGAGGTGATCGCCGAGCGCGATCCAGTGCGGCTGCGGGGTCTCGTCCTCGGCGATCACGATGCAGGTCGGGCTGTCGGCGAGCGCATCGGCGAGGCCCTGGCGCCGCATCGTGCCGAGGAGGCTCGCGAGGTCGTCGGTGTGCCGAACGCAGAACTCACGATCCTCCTCGCCGTCGAACGAGAGGATGTGCGTCAGCTTGCGCCCGCGGCCGGTGATGCGGACGTAGAGCAGCTCGTCGTCGAGATCGACTAGGTCGTGCCAGGTGGTGAGCTTCTCGAGGCCCATGACCTTGCGCCGCTTCACGCTCTCCGGCCGCTTCTCGCGCGGGCCCCGGACCGCCTTCGGCAGCTTGATGTCGTCGAGGACGATGTACTCGGGGTTGCCCATCCGCTCGAGGGCGTAGGCGAGGTCCGGCCGCTTGCAGCGCACCCACAGGAACTTGGTGTCGAGCAGGCCGGCGGCCTCGATGCGCTCGAGCGAGCGGCTCGAGCCGTGCTGGATCACGACCTTCCGGCCGCTCAGCTCGCCCGGGTTGATCGACCAGTCGGCGCGGAAGGTCACCGGCTGGTGCGCGTTGAAGACCTGGCCGCGGACCTCCGGCCAGCGCGTCGCCTTCACGCGCCAGCCGTTCGGGAAGAGGTCGCCGTGGAAGTCGTAGCCGCGGTAGTTGAAGCGCCGGGCGATCTGCCAGCTGTCGCCCGGGAGGGTCTGGACGATCGACCAGACCTTCCAGCGAGCCGCGAAGTAGTCGGGCTCGGCGTCGAGCGAGGCCTGGGCCGCCTTCGTCCAGTCGTCGCGGTAGTGGTCGAACAGCGCCTTGAGCCCGCGCGCGGTGCGGTCGTCGTACTGCAGGTTCTCGCGGCTCGACGACACGCTGATGGTGCCGACCTCGGCCTTGAACACGATGCAGGTCTCGGAGGTGAGCATCTCCGTCGCCGGCATATTGTCGGGGTCGATCGGGTACATCACCGGGCCGAGGGTGAGCTGCGGGCCGGAGAACGGTACGGTCTGGGCGTCGTAGATCGTCCAGCCGTCGCCGCTGTGGAGCACGCGCGGCTTGCCGAAGTCGATCGCCGGGGTGACGACGGGCTTCGGCTCGAAGCTCCAGTAGACCTCCTTGGCGAGGTCGTGGAAGCGCTCGATGTCGTCCTCGCGGACCGGGAAGGAGACCTCGAGGCCGGTGCCGCGATCCTCCGGCTCGAGCGGCCACTCGCCCATGAACTGGATCTGGATCTTGCCCTGCTCGGACACGCCGATCACGTAGACCCGGCGGAAGCCGCGGTGGCGGCTGATGGCCGTGAAGGCGCCGGCGCCGTCCGAGCGCATCAGGTAGGCGAGCGGGCTCTTAGAGCCGAAGCCCCAGCCGCCGATCGCGGCGTCGTCGTCGTCCTTGGTGCTCTCGCCGATCTTGGCGTAGCTCTTCATCATGAAGCGGTGCGACAGCCCCGGCCCGAAGTCGCGGATCGTGAACTGCGGGTTGAAGGGCGTCGGTAGCTCGACCTCGAACGGCTTGCCAGCCGGCGAGATCTCCCAGGCGTTCGTCGCGACCTCGCGGATCGGGTAGACGACCTTGTCCGAGACCATGCCGGTGAGCAGGGCGTAGACGATCTTCGCGTCACCGCCGACGCCGGTCTGCTGGACCTGCTGCGCGCCCTCGGTGTGGTTCTCCTGGATGGCGTGGACCATACGCATGGTGTAGTTCCTCTATGGGTTGCTGTACGTTTCGTACAGTTAAGAGTGAGTAAAAGACAAGTCCAAACGCGGGCTGCGTCAGACTGTTACAGAAGAGTTAATGGGTGACGAGCGTGCTCAGCTTGCGCATCCTGGCCTCGAGCGTGGCGAGAGCCTGACTGCGGTAGTAGTGGGCCTGCTGCATCGGACGGGGAGCACCCTCACGCGTGGCGCCGGAGGCGACCAGCATGTCGAGGTCCCGGTTGTGGCGGTCGATCAGCGCCTGGCACTCAGCCGGGTCGTGGATGTCGGCCGCGACGCGGGTGCGCTCGCGGTCGACCCAAAGCGGTGTGCGACGCTTACCCATATCCCCCTCGTCGTTCGTAGCTGGCGTTGCGGTTCGCGGTGGCTGGACAGACGGTCATCTTACTCCTCCTCGAGCACGTAGTGGATGGCGAAATGCTGCGGGACGCCGTCTTCCCAGGCGGCCTTCACGACCGCGTCGATCCCCGGGTACTTGCCGTGCCAGCGCGCCTTGGGGAGCGGGAACTTCGCCCGCAGGGTCTTGCCGTCCAGGCGGACCCGGACGGCCGGCAGCTCAGTCGTCGAATTCGTGGCGGGCATCGATGCTGGCCTCGAGCTTGTTCAGCTCCGGCTGCGTGAGCTTCTCGACCACGCAGGCGCCGCGCTTGGTGACGGCGGAGTAGATGTCGATCGTGACCGTGCCCGGCCAGCCGACAGCCATGTCGGAGGGGCCGATATAGGCGCCGTACTCGACGTCGAGCATGTGGTCGCCGGTGATGTCGCGCGGGTCAGCGACCCGGAGGCGGTAGGCCATCGTCGTTCCTCGAGGGTTGCCCCGGCCATAGCGGATATGGCCGGGGTGGCAGTGGGTTAGGGGAGGGGGCAGAAGTTCAGCATGAGCGCCAGGCCGGCGAGCCAGGCGCTGACGAGGAGAAGGGCCGCGAGCAGGCGCTCGCCGGCCACCGAGCGATCGCCGCATGCGAGCCCGACGAGCGCCAGGAGCAGGGCGGCGGTCGCGGTGCCGAACGAGACCCACGGCAGCCAGGGCAGGACCTGGTTCATGCCGCGACGTCCTGCGGGACCTCGACGCCGAGCCGCCGGAGCTTCTCGGCCGCCTCGCGGATGCGGATCTCGAGCCGGTTCTCGATCGCCTGGAAGATCGTGTCGTCCGGGTCGAGCGTCAGGTAGAGGGTGCCGAGCCGGACGGTGGTGATCGACAGGCTGACGCCCTCGTCCGGGCCCTTGTCGGCCCGGGCCCGCTTGGCCTCGTCGGACCAGACCAGCTTCTGCAGCTCGGCGAGGTCGTGCTGGGCGCGCTGCAGGTCGCGCTGGAGCGCGGTCGCGGCGTCGAGATCGGCGAGCTTCATGCGACCTCCGGCGCGTCGAGGCGCTCCAGCTTGTCCTGGAGCTGGCGGACCTCCTTCATGAGGTCGTGGATCACGCCGGCCGCGTCATCGCAGGCGCCGTGATTGAGCTGGACGAGCGCGTCCTGGGCGCGCTTGAGCAGCTTCTCCTGGTCGTGGTTCACGCGGCACCCTTGCGACCGAGGAGCTTGCCGGCGACGGCGCCGATCCGGCTCTTCATCGAGCGGTCGACGCCCTCGACGCGAGCGATGGCCTCCTTGGCCTCGCGCGCCCGGGCGTCCAGCTCGCCGAACCGTGCGACCACGGTCGGGTGCTGGGCGTGGTGGACGCCCTGGCGGGCCCGGCGCTTGGCCTCGCGGCTCTCCGCGCCCGCGCATGGGTGGTAGGTCCGGCCGGAGAGGTCGCGGCGGGTGCGCGGCATGCCGGTGCGCTGGCGGCGGAACATGTCCTCCATGGACGGGCCGGCGGCCTTACGCAGCGCGGCCTGCTCGTAGAAGCCGTAGAACAGGGTGCCGGCGAGGGTGTACGGCGCCGGGCCGGTGGCCTCGCGCTTCTTCATCCGCGGCTTCTGGGAAACGGGCATGAGCGGTGCTCTCCGAGACGCCGTGCGCTTCAGGCGCAGGGCGGTGATGGGGTTGAGGGCGGTCATGCCGGGCAATTCTCGACGGCCCGGCGGGCGACGGCGGCAGAGACCTCGGCGCCGGTGAGGCCCAGCGCCCGGATGCCGCGACGAACGGCGTGGGGGAGCCCGACGCCGACGTGGTCCGGGTACAGCTCCGCGAAGGCGTCGCTGACCCGCTCGGTCATGACCTGGTCCAGCTCGCGGAAGCCGGGCGTGCCGGCGCGCTCGACGCCGATCTCGGTCATGAGGGAGGTGAGAAATGTGTGGCCGCTGGCGAGCCCGCGCTCGGCAGCGATGAGGATGTCGTGATGACTGCGCACGGTACGCTCCGTACAATCTGGTTCAGACGCGAGTTCGCGCGCGGATGCCCAGCGCGACGAGGGTCCCGATGAGGAACGTGGCGAGGAGGGCAGCCTGCATCGGGTTCACGATCACCCTCCGGGTGTTGGTGGTGGCTCGACGCAGAGGATGCCTGCGGCGGCCTCCCTGGTACGTTTCGTACATTGTGATAAGAGTGGACGCAAGGGGGTGTTCCTCCTGTGTTTCGCCTCTAGTGGGTACGGAGAGGACGTAGTGGGGCGCTGCTGGCCCTCGATTGACGAACCACGGCGCTTAGGGCCAAGGTGGCAGGTCCCGATTCCGGGACACTGGAGAACGTCGCCGAAGGGTTAAGGAACAACGCAAAAGGCCCCCCGACTTGGCGGTCGGGAGGCCTTTGGGACCGCAGAGCGGCCTAGGTGGTGAACTGAACATCCCCACTAGGCCATGAAGTGGGCTCGGTCGTCAAGACCGAGAACGCCCTCGCTTGGCCTGAAGCCTGACGGCCCACAGAGGTGGGTCATGGATGTGGATCATGCGCTGCGCCGCCTATGGGCGGACGTGGCGGACGGCCGGCTGAGCCTCGCTCAGGCCGAGGCCGCGGACGCGCGCCTGCGCGGGCCCGGGGCGCGGGTACGGCCGAAGGTGCGGGACACCGCGCGCCGGGTGCGGATGGCGTTCTCGGGCGTGCTGCCGCCGGAGATCGCCGGGCAGCATCAGCTCACGGTCGGGCAGATGGCGGTGCTGCGGGTCGTGGGCGGGCTCAAGGCCTGCACCATGTCGGTCGCCGAGATCGCGGCGCGGGCCGGCGTGTCGACGCGCCTGGTGCAGGTCACGGTGGCGCTCGCGGTGCGCGTCGGGCTGCTGCACCGCCAGGAGCGCCGGATCTCGCGCTGGCGCTCGGACACGAACGTGCTGACGGTCGTGTGCCGGCGCTGGTTGTCGTGGCTACGGCGCGGTAGCCGCCGCGAGCAGCTGCCGGCGGACCTCGGCGGCGACCTCGTGCGGCCGGCCCCAGTCGGGCGAGGCCTGCGCCCGGGTCATCACCTCGTCGAGAATGGTCTGAAACGCGGCGTCGCTGACCCCGAGGTTGGTCGCGAGCGCCGTCAACTCGGCCACGGCCCGCTCGGCGTCGATCGCAGGCATGTCGGTCATCAAGGTCCTCCGAGGGGGTGGGTGCAGAACGCAGCGCCCCATGAATATCAAGGTTCTAGTCTTGAAGCGGCGCTCGCGCGGCTGGGAGCAGCGATGAGAATCTAGCTCTTCGCCTTCTCGACCTCCATCAGCCTATCGATCTCGGCGATCGAAGCCGTGTGCGCGTCGTTGGCACCGCCGTAGCAGTCGGCTGCCTGAGATTCGTGCCAAGCTCGCAGCTCGTGCAGCACATCGCGCCGGCCGGCCTGCTGGTAGGCGGCCGGGCTCGCCGAAGCCGGCGGCTTCGATTCGTGACGTCGATCGGCGATGAGCGCATCGATCACGTCGATCAGCGCTGTCTGCAAGCCGTCGTGCTCGCGGGCGGCCTCGGCGCTGTCGCGCGCCTCACGGAGGCGGCGGAGGGTATGTTCGGACACGGGCATCTCTCCTGGCAAATGGCAAGCCACGCTCACCGCGCATAATTATCTTTATGGAACCTGCGACATCTATGCAGATCCAGAATCGTACCAACGAGTTGGCGAAGCCATATTTGATCTGGCTGCCGCCGCGGGCTTCCGGGAGGCCGAATTTTCCTTTTTACCGGACGCCTCGACGCGCCGGCACAGCGCCACTTTTGCCCGGATCGGCATCATCGCGTAGCGGTGCGCCGCCGCGGCGAGCGGCAGGCGCCGCTCCTCCGCCAGCAGCCGGATCGCGGCCCGCTTCACGGGCCCGTTGCGGCGGTTACTCATCGAGCAACTGCTCGAGCCGAGCGCCGCGCTCCGCGCCGAGGTGCGGCTGGGCGTTCCCGGGCCACCACTCGTCGCCAAACTTGGCCTCGCCATATGCTGACAGGAGACGGATGGTCTCCTCCAGACGCTCGACCTTGGTCGGCTCGGGGCTGGGCTGGGCGGCGGCGTAGGCCGCCTGCACCTCCTCGACCACCTGGGCGGCGCCCGGTGTAGGCGGAAAACGCGGGTCATCCTTCATGGCGTGAGCCTCCAGGCAGCGGTTCATCCAGGTGTTGAGATCGACGCCGGCCGCCGCCGCGCACGCGGCCAGCCGCCGGTGAAGGACCCGGGGCAGCCGCACGGTGACGTGGCTGCGCCGGCCCTTGGTGGCGCTCACGAAACCTCCGGCTCGCCGAGATTGGCCCGCTCGGGGTGCGCGTCGACCGGGATGAAACCGCAGTCGATCAGGTCGGCGAGAACCTTGTAGAAGCTAATCGGGGTGCCGCCGGTTGCCCGGATATTGTCGGCAATGACCTTCGGTGCGACCTGCTGCTGGCGAAGCTGCTCTCGAAGTTCGCCGGCCCGCTCCGGCCACCGGCGGCGAACCTCGTTTTCGAGGTCACGGCGGATGCCATCTTTGAACATCTTGCTGGCCACGGTGCTCTCCATCCACATGCGGTGGCTGGAACCCAGCCATATTGGATATGGCTGGGCTCGGGTCACGGCATGACCTGTGCGTGGAGGTCATTCCAGTCGTCGCCGTCCGGCGGGCGGGCGTCCGGCTCCGCGTTCATCTTTTCCTCTTGGTCCCTAGCCCAGGTGCGGATGCGGTCCAGCTCGACGGTATCGGCCGCCATCTGGGTCGCGTCCTTGGTGGGGAGGCAGGTCCACTCGTCGGCCTTGGCGAGCATTTCGCGGGCGGCGTCGAGCGGATCGAGATCCCCGATCTGGAGGATTTCGTTGTCCGACCAGCAGTGCTCGATCATGCCGACGAGCTTGCGCAAGACCCTGATCGGGTTCTCGGCGTGCTCGCGGTGTAGCTCGGTGCAGCTGCGGATCAGCGCCTTGTCGCCGGTCAGCTCGGCGAGCGCGGCGAGGTCCAGGATCTCCTCCGCGGCCTGGTCGCCATTGTATTTGGGTGCCTTGGCCGCGGTGATCTCGAGCTGACACTCGAGGACCCACTTGAGCGCAGCCCGCTGGCGATCGGTGAGGTCAGCCATAGATCAGCTCCCCGAACACGCAGGCCTGGATGAAGTCGTCGGCGGTGCAGGCGTCGCCCGTCTCACCGATGATCTCGCCGATTCGCTCGGGCTTGTTCGCGGCGAGCCAGGCGAGCCCGCGGCGGATGCTGTCCGGTGTCAGGAAGACGTCGCAGCCGGCGCCCTCCTTGTGCTCGTCCACCTGCACGACCTTGATGGTGAACGGGCCGTCGTAGAGCGCGGCGCTCGCGTACCAGGGCCGCTCCTTGAGCGCGGCCTCGTTGGGCGAGACGAGGTGGAAGCCCCGGGCCCAGTAGCTGATGCCGCCCTCGACCGCGGTGCAGATCGTGTCGGCGACCTGCTTCGGGGTCAGGCCGATCAGGGTGGCGAACGCCGGCAGCACGGGCGTGGCCGACAGGAAGTTGCCGATCGGGCCGTCGCCCTGGTCGAAGTTGTTGGTGATCTCCCCGATGCTGACCGTGAAGCTGACGCCCTGCTTGCCGCCGAGGTCCTCGATGTCGGCGATCAGGCCCGGCGAGCCGGCCGGGTAGACGACCTCGTCGTCCTCGTCGGTGCCGCCCATGGTCGGCTGCTTGAGGAAGACGCGCTGACCCATGCGGAAGCCGTCGCGCTCCAGGATGCGGGTGCGTGCCATATCGGATATGCTTTCATGTACGAAGCGAACACTGTGATCCGGGCGCGCGAAAGCGCCCGGTGCGGGGTCGTTACTGCAGGTAGGGCTTCAGCGTCTCGCTGGCGGCGTTGAGCCAATCCGGCTTGCCGGTGGTCAGGTAGTTGGTGATCGCCCGGGCCGCGTCGGCCTGCGTGTAGATGTTGAAGGGCGGCCGGGGGTAGCTGCCCTCCGGGTGCGGGTAGTAGAGCGGGGCGAGGGTCGGGTGAAGCTCGGACCGCTCGACGTAGCTGAAGGCCGCGCGGACGTCGTGGCGATAAGGCTCATGGAGCCCCTCGATGTCGTGCTGGCTGCCGGTCAGGCACATGAGCCGCACCGCGCCGCCGATGCAGCCGACCGTCCCGCAGCCGTCACCGCCGCACGCGCCGTAGGACATGTCGAACTTGAAGTCGTTGGGCAGTCGCTCCTCGCGCAGCGCGTCGCGCAGCGTGATGAGGGCCTCGTGCTCAGCGAGCGAGATCTGCAGCTGAGCTGGGAGAAGGAAGTTGTCCATATCGGATATGCCTCTCAGGAGTGGATCTTGCCGTCGTCGCCCAGGTAGAGGTCGATCTCGCCCCAGCGGTGCGAGCTGGCGGTCAGCTCGTCGCGGGCGGCCTTGTCCCAGACGCGATCGTCGCGGTCCCAGAACCCGGTGCCGTGCCGGTTGCGGGTGAGCCAGAAGTCGTGGCCGGCCTGGGAGAGCCCACCGCCGGTGCAGCGCGCCAGGGTCGCGGCGTGGTCGCGCTGGAAGCGCTGGCAGTCGTCGACCATGCGCGCCAGGGTGGTGGGGTGGATGTGGGCCAGCCCGTAATTGCGGTCGAAGGGCTCGCCGCCGGTCTCTTCGTCGCTGTTGTCGTTCTCGAAGAACAGCGCGGCCTGGGCGTAGGCCGTGGTGAACTCGTCGAGGCTGGCGAGCCGGGCGCGGACCTCCTCGTCGGTCGGCGCGGAGCGGAGCGCACCCTCGAGGGCGGTCAGCTGGTCCAGCTCGCGGTGCTCGAACGCGGTCGGGTTGCGGCGCACGTCGGCGCGGCAGCCCTCGACCCAGGTCAGGCAGGCCTGGCGGTGGTCCTCGTGCTGGACGGCGAAGGTCTCGTCGAACCCGTACATGCAGGCGCCCGGGTCGCCGCTCTTCATGAAGCTGCCCCAGGTCGCGGCGTAGCCCCAGGCCTGGGCGGGCGGCATCGGGCGGATGGCGAGAGCAGTGGTCATTTCAACCTCGTATCAATATTGAAACAACGTGGCAGCCATATTGGTTATGGCTGGCGGACGTGGACCTCGAAGTCGTCGGCGGGGAAGAACCACCAGCCATGGGCTTCGCGGTGGTGGAGGCGATCGAACTGGGCGGCCCAGCCGCCCGGGCGCGGCTCGAGCATCGCGGTCTCGCCCCGGAGGCGCTTGCGCACCCCGCGGTAGGTCCCGGTGATGAGGCTCATTCGACGTTCTCCTCCTCGATCTCAGCGACCCTGACCTCGCCGACGAAGTTGCCGTTGAGGTCGTAGATCGCGACCCCGGAGAGGCCGTCCTGCTCGAAGCGGTCTGCGATCTCCCGCAGGATGCGGGCGATCTCGGTGGTCGGGCTGTCGGCGAAGGCCGCGCTGCCGGTGCTGAAGCTGACGGTGATGTGCTCAGCGCTCACAGGTCGTTCTCCTTGCGCAGGTCGGTGATGTCGTGGCCCGCGTCGGCGGCGCGCTTCAGCGCGCGGTCGGCATCCTCGCGGGCGAGGCTCATGTCGGCGCCGCTGGCGTTGCCGAGGTCGTAGCGGCGGCAGGTCCGGTGCCAGCGCTCGATCACGTCGATCGCGGTGGTGAGAAGCTTGGGGTCGGGCTGGGACATCGTTTCAATCCCGCTTCAATATTGAAACAAGCGTGAAGCCATATCGAATACGGCTGGCGGCTGTGAGGTCGACCCCTGGTCAGTCCCCGGTCCGCGTGTGCTCGCGCTTCACATGGCGGGTGAACTCGTTGCGGTCGCACGCGGCCTTGAACCCGCGCGGCGGCTTGCCGGCGACGCGCGGCCAGTGGCCGAACACGATGAAGCTCTTGGTGCCGGGCAGCTCCTCGACGAAGGCGTCGAGGGCCTCGCGCATCTCGTGCATGGTCGTGGCGCTGGTGCGCTTCACGATCTTGTCCGGGTCGAGCGGCTGAAACTCGAACCCGTCCGGGCGGTAGATGGCCGGCGTGGCGCTGAGCTGGAACATGATGTCGCCTCCTCGGTACGGTTCGGACAATCAGGCACGGACACGGCGAAAGGGCTGGGCGGCCTGGGCCTCCCGCTCCTTTCGACGGCGTTCCTGGTCGGCGATCAGGAGCAGATTGGCCTCTTGCTGTGGCGTCACCGGTGACTGGCGCATGTGGTAGGGCTCCATTTAACCCTTTGGTTACAACGACGCTAGTGGAAAAGTTGTACGGATCGGACATCCAATGATGCCCAGGCACAGCCCAGGCACATGGCCTGGTGTGTTGGCACAGGCGCCTCTTTGCAGTAGGTGCCTGAATGATTTTTCAGCGAATCACCCTAGTTCGACGGCACAGCCGCTTGACAACTGGGGTTGTGTACGGCTCGTACTAGCGATACTCGGCAGAGTGCGAACGCACCGTGTCGGACAAAGATCAGGGACCCAGAATGCGCCCCGCGTCTGAACCACCACCCGTCTCGGCCATATTGGATATGACGAATGCAACTACACCGAGGATTTGAATGACTGTCTAGCGCGGCCCCTGGGGTGGTGCGCAGGCAGCCTACACTGGGGCTCAAGATGATGACCAAATTTGCACAGAAGTACAACATATCTGGCCGGACCAATATTATTCTACAGGCCCTGATAAGCGTCAACAAAGACTGGGCTGATCTTATTGAGCGCGTACATCTAAAGTCCGGTCAGCTTATTATACATGCGGGCGTTCGCCCGTCGCTGATCTACTTCCCGGTCGACGGCTTGGTGTCCATCCTGGTGTCCCCCGTCTCGGACTGGAAGAAGCAGGCGATCCAGTCGGCGATGTGCGGGGATGAGGACATCGTGGGCTTCCCTGCCCTGCTCTCCGAGGTGCCGAGCAACTACCAGGCGGTCGTCGAGCTGGACGCGCCGGCCTTCCAGTGCAGCACGCAGGCGGCGCGCCGGCTGCTGGACGAGTGCCCGAAGTCGCGGGCGATCATCGGCCGGTACGCGGACCTGGCGCTCACGGAGGCCTGGGAGGTGATGGGCGGCTCGGTTGCCCTCGCGACCGAGGACAGGCTGATCTCGTTCCTGACGCGGGCCTGGTACGTGTCGAACGAGAAGACCCTGCCCTTCTCGCAGCCGTTCATCGCCAAGCGCATGGGCGCGCGGCGGCCTTCCATCACCGAGATGCTCGCCAGGCTCGAGACCCGCGGCCTCATCCGGCGCGACGTCGCGCGGGTCGACGTGATCAACCCCGAGGCCCTGCTCGAGCACCTGGAGCACATCTGGCCGGCGATGCTGGTGCGCCGGAAGGCGTTCAAGTCGGCCATGGCCGAGGTCTAGCTCGGAGTGCCGGTGGCAGCGCGGCGGATGCCGCGCTGGATCAGGTCGCACATCTCCTCGTGCGTGGTGTAGCGGCTGTCGTTGATGAGGCTGAGCCCGCCTTCCATCAGGGCCGGCCGATCCAGCTCCTCGCGCGCCACGTCGAGCAGCACGTCCTCGACCGTGACCCGCAGGCCGTCTGGGGCGCCCTGGCGGACCAGCTCCAGCTCCATCGAGCCGTAGATGCACCAGCAGGCGGCCTGCGGGCTCGTTGGCTCGACCTGGTGGCCCTCGGCGTCGCGAGCCATGAAGCCCTTCGTCCACCGCGCTGGGACGCCGAGCGTGTCGGCCATGCCGGTGAGGATGCTGTTCACGCTCGGCGTCGTCATCTCGAGACCCCATCATATTGGATATGGCCGCCGGCCAGCGAGGGCCGGGCGCCTGGTTGCGACACACCCGGGCCGACAACGGGTTGTTGCCGCGGATGTTCTCATTTCGTTCTGGTTTACGTCAACGACGGGGCGAGGGCACCCTGGGTTGCGTCGCGGTTGTGGATGACCTGGCTCAGCTCAGGTCGCAGGAGAAGGTCGCCGGGTCGGCGCAGCGGTCGTAGCCCGGGGGCGACGGCGTGCTGCAGTCGATGTCGTCGAGCAAGCTGCAGTGGGCGGCCACGAAGCACCCCAGGATCAGCGCCAGCTGGGCGAGCAGCTGCCGGCCCTTGGGCGACAGCCGGAGATTGGTGCGCTTGCCGAGGCAGGCTTCCGCATCGACCAGGCCGAAGCCCGATCCGTTGAGGTTGGCCAGGTGCCGGCTCGCGCTCGACTGCGGGATGCCGAGGGCGTCCTGCACCTCGCGCTGGCTCGCGCCCGGGTGGTCGGCGACGTGCAGGAACGCCCGGTACTCGTCGTGGGAGATCCCGGGCGCCGCGGTCGCGAGCGCATCGTAGATGGCGCGCAGGCGGTCGACATGGCTGTCCGCCATTCGATTGCTCCTCTGCTTGCTGGGGAGGTGGCGGACATACCCATATCTGGATGGGTACGCAACCCGAACGTAGTGGTTCAGCGCAACTTTCTGCACGAACCGTACATCCGCGGCTGTACGGATACCAGGGGCCGGTGTGCGCGGCAGCCCGCGGTCGTTCGGAGATATGTGTGCCTTTGTGGGACACATGCACAGTCCCATGAACACTTATTCACCAGACCTGCGGCCGTTTTCGGCCTGCCCATTCACCAATCATTCATCGTTTGGGTCAGGAGGCGGACACCCGCGATCGGGGTTGGTGTCCGCTTCGTACCGGGCGGGCGGCTCACGCCGTGGTTGAAGATTACCGCAGCGTTACGCGGCCAAGCCATATCGGATATGGCCGGGTCAGCCGGCCCCGTCGCGCGCGAGCGACCACTTCACGAAGCGGTCCCACATCGCGGGCGTGATCGAGCCCGGAGGCAGGCCCACTTCAGCACAGGCGGCATCCACGCCCACCTCGATCATGGGCCCGTCCTCGGCGGTGAGGAGATCCCAGGTCTTGGCACTGGGCACCGGGGCGCCGTTGACCTCGGGCTCGGGGGCGACGATGCCTCCGCGGGTGCGGCCACGCGAACGGGGCGACACCTCGTCAAGCTCGTGGACGTGGTGCGGGCTCACGCACCGATCGCAGGAGCAGCGCGACAGGCGCGGCAGGCTCGCGGTCGTGCGGTCGGTCGCAGCCGCATACGTCACCCGGTGCGCGGCGACGGCGTAGCCGAGGCTGGGATCGCGCACCATGGGCGTCTCGCGGTCGTTCACGAAGCTCCCGGCGAAGTGGCGCGGGCGCACGCGGGGGTTCTCGTTCTCGATCGGCGCATACGGGCGCAGGCGCCGGCGCGGCTTCTGGGCCGAGCCCGTCCAGATCCAGCACGCTTCGGTCTCCGGTGCGTCGGCCGGCTCCAGGCGGATCTTGGACCGGAGGTGGCGGGGCAGGTCGTCGAGGCGTTTCATGGTCTCCTCAGTCGGTACGAAACGGACAACAGAAGGCGGGCAGGCGCGGCGGGGATGAGGGTAGTGGTCAACAACCCCCCATTTCTCCTTAATATAACTTGTACATTCCCGGAATGTACGAGTTCCCCCTAACAGCGATTTGAGGTTGTTGACCACTACTTTCTATCCCAATCCCAGCTAGGGAGGAGAAAGAAGAAGAAAGAGAGGTACTTAGCGGCGGCGCGCGGCAATTCACACCGGCCGACATCACGCGACCCACTACGAAATCCCACTACCAGCCTGGCGCAACCCACTACGGCCTCCCACTACGCGAGTGTAGTGGTTCATGCACGAAACGTACAGAGGGCCCCGGGCTCAGAACGACCCCGGCACGGCCGGAAGCAGCCACTCCGCGAGCGCGCACCAGGCGCCCAACCAGGCCATGAACCAGAACCAGAACTGCATCGCGCGTCTCCCATATTCGATATGGCGGCCGGGACCCAAAGCCCGGCCCACCACGGATCGTGGCCCCGCACCGGGACCGCAAAGCCGGTGCGGGTCATGGTGGGCCGATCGCCCAGAACCAGTGTGGTGGCGGCGTCGGCCGCCTCCGCGTTCGACCCACGATCATCGCGTGAGCGTGCCGCGCCGGAGCTTCACGCGGCCGGCCTGCACGTCGGCCGGCAGCCGGCGCTTGGGCTCGGCGAACCGCTCACCGCGCTTATCGGCGCCGTGCATCCCGCCGCGTGGCTCGGCGGTGGCGTCGCGGATCTGAGCCTCGCGCGCGGCCTGCCGGCGATCCTGGCGCCGCACCTGGAGCCATATCCGATATGCCTCGCGTTCATCGGGCGCGACCGGATAGCCGATGTCGATCAGCTCGCCGATCTGGCGCATCCGGGCGCGAAGCTGGCCCAGGGTCGCGGGCGGCGGCGTCTGGTGGCGCAGCGGCGGATCACGGTGCGCGCGGCAGGCGAGCGCGAACTCGGGATTGGCGTGGGCCATCTCGTGGCTCCCATATTCGGATATGGTGGAGGGGACCGGCGCAGGTACGCGCACCGGGCACGCATACAGGGGCGCCCAGGCGGCCCGTGGGCGGCGATGGGCGCGCCGGTAGGCGCGAGGGGCTGGACGGGGGCCAGGGCCGGCCCTGGCGGGCCCTGGCGGGGTTGGGCGCCATATTCGAATATGGCGCCCGGTGCGGGGCCCTAGGCCGCCTTGTTCGGGCGCACCGGGGGCTTGGCCGCCATCGCGGCGCTGTCCAGGGCATCGCCCTTGAGCTTCGCCGGCACGACCCGGCCAAGGGCCGAAAGCGGGTGCGGCGTGGCGTCGTCCGCCAGGACCGGGGCGACGGTGGGGGCCGGGGCCGCCGCCTTGGCCTTCGCCATGGTCGCGAGCCGGGCGTTGACCGCCTCTAGTGCCTTGAGGGTGGATGCCTCGTCCAGGGTGGAGAGGAGGGCAGCCAGGGCCGCCATCGGGTCCGCCGGGGCCGCCTCGCCCGCACCGGCTTCCGCCTCCGCACCGGCCCAAGGGGCCTTGGCGAAGAACGCATCGGCTTCCGCCTTCTGAGCGGCGAGCTTGCGCGCCTTGGCTTCCGCCGCCCGCTTGGCCTTGAGCCCGGCCTTGTCCAGGGGCTCGAAACCTTCGAGCTTGGACCACTCCCGGATGTCCGACCCGGACACCACGTTGACCGCCTCATACAGCCGGCGCACCGCCTCGACCGCATCCTCCGGCCCCATATCCCGTATGGTCAGGAACTCGGGGTCCGACGCCAGGTGCGTCGAGAACTTGTCGGCTGCCGTCTCCACGCCCTTGACGTAGGACTGCCAGGTATTTTCGGCGATAACGCCCGTCTCTGCGGCGCGCACCGCGAGGTTAGCCCGAAGCCGCTTCGGGTCCACACCACTATTCATCATGAATAGCAGGGTAAAGGCGCTGTAGGCGTGGATTTTGTAGTTCTCAGCGCCCACCAGGGCGTCGAACCCGATCTTAGCAACAGCGTCAGAGGTCAGGGCAGGGTTAGCGGTGCGAACGGCCATTGTCTTCATCCCTTAGGTTGGCACCATATTCGTATATGGTGGGGTAGTCAGAGGCAGGTCAGACCTAAGGCATAGTCCGGGCATAGTGGGGACTATCGCCCCCTGCCCGAACCCCTAGTCCAACCTAACCTCCTTTCTACTCAAGTAATCTAGCGCGGCCCGGCCCCCGCCGCAAGCGAAATCTGTCATCCGCCCCCCTTTTTTCTGTGAAAAATTGCGCCTGTGGATAACACTATGCTCGAAATACTCTTTCTAAAATTTTTGGATTTCGGGTACTAGCACTCTATACTTGCCGCACCAATCGCTGATCTTGCGCTCGCACCAGGCGCGCAACCTCTTGAGGTGAAGTGCAGCCCTGAGGTAGGTCTCGAGGATGCGCTCGATCCTGACCCTCGCCCTCCTCGCCGGGCTGACCGCCCTCCCCTCCCCCGCTTCCGCGCAGCCGGCCAGCCGCGCCGACAAGGCTCAGGTGCTGGCATGGGCGAAGAACTTCTTCTCCGACCCCTACTCGTTGCGCTCGACCGAGATCTCGGACCGGGCCGTGGTGAAGGGCGTGGAGGTGGTGTGCGTCGCGTTCAACGCGAAGAACGCCTACGGCGGCTACGTGGGGGTCTACCGCAAGCCGTTCGAGGTCCGGGGCGAGACGCTGGTCACGCCCAGCAGCCGGGTCGACGCCGGGACCTGCCACCAGCCCGGGATCGTCATGCGACCCTTCCCCGAGCTGGCGTCCATTCGATAGGGAAGCAATCTCGCATCAATATTGATGCGAGATTGAAACACTATTTGGGCTCGATCTCGGCCCGCAGGCGCGCTGTCTTCTCGGCGATGGCCATGTTGATGAAGCCGGCCCGGCCGAGCCCGAGGCGCTTGGCCCACCGATCGGCCTCGGCGAGGTCCTCGGCCGTGATCGTGTGGCTGATCTGGCGCTTGTTGCCCATCTTCACGCCCTTCGGCTTCTCCTCGACCGCCGGCTGAGCCGGCGCCGCAGCCGGGCCGCCGCCGCGGCCGGCGACGGTGACCTTCTCGAAGTCCTCGTCGGTCAGCTCGTGCGGCAGCTTCTTCCGGGGCGCCGCCGCGCTGTCCTGGATCATCGGCTTCTTGGTCGTCAGCGCCATCTCACGCCTCCACGGTATGGGCAGCAAACACGGACGCGATCAGCCGGTCCAGCTCGGCTACCGCCTTCTTGTCCGGGTTCGGCATCTCCATCACGCCGAGCCCCGCGCCGGTGGCGGCGCTGAAGGCCTTCCGGCTCACCAGCGGCGCCTCGAGGTAGCGGAACGTCGAGATCCCGCGCACCGCCTCCGCGGCCTCGGCATTGTCCGCCGACCGCTCGCGCGGCTCGGCCCGGTTCATGACCGCCAGGGTGACCAGGCCGTCGCGCACGTCGGTCACGCTCTCCACGGCCTTCGCCATGTCGTGCATCGCCCACAGGTCGAGGCTCATCGGCGCGAACGGCACCACGGCCACGTCGGCCATCATCAGCCCGAAGCGTAGCGTGTCGGTGTCCCGGCCGCCGACGTCGAGGATCACGTCCTCGAAGGCGTCCTTCTGCAGCCGGACCTGCTGCTTGAACTGCTTGCTGTCCGAGAACAGCGAGCAGGCGATCTCCGGGACCACCCCGGCATCGGCGCGCAGCTGGATCGCCGCCATGGAGGAGCCCTGCGGGTCCCCGTCGACCAGCCACACCTTGCGCCCGGCCCGCGCGCGGGCGATGGCTGTCTGTACGGCGCAGGTCGTCTTGCCGACCCCGCCCTTCGTGTGCCCGAACAGCACGATCATCGCACCCTGCCCTCGTCCATCTGGTGTCGGGGTTGTTACAACGTCGTTTCAATATTGATACAACGTGGATCTCGGACGGAAGTTGCCGGGAACTGCGCACGGAAGTCAAGGGGAACTTTCGCGTCCGAGGCTCTTGCATGCTGTACGATCCGTACCATCTTCAGGGGGCAAACTGCTAGTAGTTTCCCTCCCCTCCCCTCGTCCCCGGAGACGACCCTTGCCCGCCGCCAGCACCAATCCCCGCCCCCGCCCGCTGAACTTCGAGGACCTGAAGGCCCGCTTCCCCGAGGGCCGCGAGGTCACCATCGACAACCCGCGCGCCGCCGGGCCCGTGAAGGCGAAGGTGGTCGGGGTCCGCTACGGCGGCGTCGCCGGCTCGAAGGGCCACTCGATCTTCATCGACACCGAGGAGGCCCGCGGCGAGGGCCTGAAGCCGATCAAGCGCTCGTGCCGCCCGGCCCATTGCACGCCGGTCTGACCGACCCCACCTACTGGGAGTAGTATCGGTCCAACACGATCTCCCTGAGCCCTCCGAGCCGTCGCACCCCCGGCTCGGAGGGCTTTTTCGTGCCAGAACGGCTGATTTTGGGCTAAAATGGCTCATTCGAGGTGGTTTCCACCTCGAAATCACATCGTTTCCACTCCGAAACAACGTGATTTCAATATGAAAAAGGGCCCCGCAGGGCCCTTCTCCGTCTCGATTTTCGGCCCGATCAGGCCGCCGGCTTCTCGGTCGCCGGCTTCGAGGAGCCCTTCGGGGCCGGCTTCACCGCCGGAGCCTCGCTCTCGGCCTTGAGCGCGCTCTTGTCGAGCACCGCGCGGAAGGCGTCGTAGCCGGGCTCGCCGAGCCGGAGGTGGCGCAGGCCCTCACCGGGGAGCGCGAAGCTCAGCGTGTCGCCGTCCGTGGTGTAGGCGGTCGCCTGGACCTCCTCGCCGGAGGCGAGGTCCTTGACCATCACCAGGTCCTTGTCCAGCCGCGCCTCCCAGCGGGGCTCGCCGGCCGCGGCCAGCTCGTGTGCGTGTCGTGCCATGGGTCCGTGTCCTGTCCGTTTCGTACAATCCGCGTCAGCCGCGAAGAGCCGCCTCTAACATGGCGCGGATGGCGGCCCCGCCCAAGGGGTTGCCCCACCGCTCGCCTTCGCGGAGCGCCCGCTGCACCATCTCGTCGGTCACCCGGGCCCGGGTCTCGAGGATGCCTCCCTGCCGGCGGTCGACATCGCCGACCGAGGCGCCGAGCAGCCGGCTGCCGAAGTCGTCCATGCGCTTTTCCATCTCGTCTCCATCCTTTTTCAATATTGATTTGGTATTGCTTCCATGTTGCATCAATCCGTCGACCTGCGGAGGGTCGATCTCGGCCAGCACTTGGCCGTTGGCCGTCAGGACAACGCGCTCGCCGCGCATGTGAGCCGCAAGGCACCGGGCGGCGATCTCCTGGATCTGGCGCCAGGTGGCCAGGGAGCGCACGCCTTGCGCGTAGGCGGCGCCGTGATCGAAGCGGGGAGGGATCTGGTGCTCACCCACGGGCGGCCTCCAGGCGGTCGCGCAGCCGGGCGTTCCGCTCGAGCTGGTCCATGACGCGGTCGATCAGCTGGTCCTTCGGCTGGTCCTTCACCGATCGGGCGTGGAGGCCCTGGCGCAGCAGCCCCTCCTCGTAGTGGAGCATGTCGCTCAGCTCGACCAGGCGGCGCCGGGAGCGGTTGCGGAGGGAGCGGCGCGACAGGCGGGCCTGGATCTCGAAGACGGGCATCAGCGGGCGCCCCAGGTCCAGCGCAGGTAGCGCCGCGCGGCCTCGGCCGCGTCCTCGCCGGGCGGCACGTAGATCAGCACCCGGTCCGGGTCGAAGAGGGGAGGGGGGTTCGGGGGCAGCTGCTCGGTCAGCGCGTCGAGCGCGGCGGCCACCGTCTCGAGGGTGACCGGCTCCGCCGGCTCGGCGACCGTGCAGGTCATCGTCGCGCCCGGCACCGGCAGCGTCCGGCATCGGCTCGAGAGCAGCATCGTTGGGTTGTCCGAACCGTACAGGTCTCTTTCGGTAAGCATCAGCCCGTTTTCCTCTTCCAGCGCGCCAGTTGTCGGGTAGCGTAGATCCGCTCCCAGATGTGTTTAGGGATAGTTACGCAGCAGCCCTTCTGCTCGCTGCAAGTGTGATGTACCTGAAAACCTGGATCGGATGGCCCGCAGGTCCAGAAATCTTGTCCACCTTGAACCCGAACTGCCCCTGGAGGTGCTGCATACGCTTTGCGAGCACCTTCGATCCAACAGGCGAGGCACTCTGACCGAGACAGAAATTCTTGTACTCGGTCCAGAGGATGGTGAAAGTGGTGTAGTTGTCTTGGTCGGACTGGTTCGCATGCGCCTCGACCCCCAGGTTCAGCCAGCCCCGATCCCTGAAGGCCACCAAAAAATCCCGGACGGTGTTCAGCTCGTTCTCGAGCATCTCCTTGGTCTCGATCGACGAGACCGGCTCGGTGATGCTGAAGTTCTGGCTGCGCAGCTGCACCATGTGATGCACCGCCCAGGCGGCGATGGCCTCGCGCTCCTCCGAGATGACGATCTTGTGGTACTCGTGGACCCGGCGCTCGTCCTTCGGGAACGCCTTCGTGAAGCAGAGGAAGAGCCAGCGGCGCGTGAAGCCGTCCGAGCTGTCCCGGGTCTTCGGGGTGTGGTTGCTCGCGAACCAGTGCGCGGCCTTGGGCCGGAACGTGAAGAGCGGCTTGTTCTTCTCCTGCGCGTCGATCACCTCGCCCGCGATGATCTGCTTGAACTTCGCGCTGTCGATGAGCTGATGCTCGGACAGCTCGCCCGCGAAGTTCAGGAGCTTGCCGACGAGCTGCGCCGGCCCGAACTTGTCGCCCCACATGGTCGGCGGGAGCGAGGTGGAGGCCTCGGCCGGCATCAGGGCCTGGACGATCTCCATCACCCGGCTCTTGCCCGAGTGGCCGACCCCGTAGAGGCACACCGCCGTCTGGGCCTCGGTCATCTTGCCGAACAGCGTGAGCGCCATCACCTGGCCGAGCGCCGCGACCTTCTCGCCGTAATCCGGGTCGTCGCCCCAGTAGTCGAGCAGCATGCGCTGCCAGCGCACGCATTTGCCGGCCAGCTCGGGCTTGTAGGGGTAGGGCAGGGTGTAGGTCATCCCGAAATCGGGATGGTGGTCGAGCAGCTCGAGGTCCTCGGTCAGGAACCCGTTGACGAAGTTGATGCCGGCCTGGGCGCGCTGCTGCAGCGGGGCCTTCTTCAGCCCGCGGATCGTCTTCAGGATGCCCTGGTGATCGCTCGCCCGGGTCGCGGCCTTGTAGGCCCCGTACTCCTCGATGATGTGCTTGAGGACGTCGCCCTCGTCCATGCGGACCCAGGACGAGCCGCGCCACTGCCACAGGGCCTCCTGGTGGTAGCGGATCTCGCCGCCCAGCTCGACGAGGTCCCGGGCCGCGGCCTCGGCGATCTCCGCGTGGTTGGCGCCGGCGATCGGGCCGGCGCGCAGCTGCACGAGCTGGCGGCGCACCGACGCCACGGTCATCTTCTTGCCCGAGACCGACGCCATGTAGTTGAGGAGCTGGTCCTCCTCGATCGGCTCGAGGTTCGGGTTCGAGGCGATCTTCTGGAGCGCCTGCTTCACCACGCCGGTGAAGGCGTCGGGGCTGTCCTTGACGCCGGCCTTCTCGATGTGGGCGTTGAAGTATTCCCGGATCTGCTTGGCGTCCCAGGTCTCGTTGTCGGACGAGAACGCCTCGAGGCCCCAGGCCTCGCGCTGCTCGGCGGAGATGCCCTCGTCCCAGCCCTTCGGCAGCGCGCGGGCCTTCGGGCCCGTCACATCGCGGATCAGGAACTCGATGAGCTTCTGGGGGCCCTTCGCCGGGTCGATGTTGTCGCCGTAGGTCTTGGCCATGAACTGGCCGATCGCGACCTCGATCTGCTGGCAGGCCTCGAGCAGGGTCTTCTCGCCGCGCAGCACGTCGCGGGCGAACAGGCCGGCCATCGACACCACGGTGTTGTCGCGGTTGCCGGTCGAGACGTAGTCGGTGACGGCGCCGAAGTTGTTCGAGCCGAGCTGGTAGCCGGCCTGCGTGAGCGCGTCCCGCAACATCTGGTCGATGTTCGGGGGCAGCGGATGCACCCGGTCGACGACGTCGAGCAGCTCGCAGTTGGCGTAGTAGGGCTTGCCGGTCTTCGGGTGGATCGAGGGCGGCAGCACGATCTGCGAGCCCGCGCCGAGCATCTCGACGAGGGACTGCATCTTGCCCTCCCCGTCGCGGTACTTGATGCGGACGATCGGCTGGCCGTCGTAGCGGTAGACCAGCACCTTGCCCTTCTGGCCGATGCGCTTCCACGGCGAGGGCGGGAGGATGCGGTCGAGGATGCCCAGGATCTTCGGGTCATCCGTGTCGATGTCGATCGCGACGAGCCCGGACTGGGGCCCGAGCGGCAGGCCGATGTTGCCGTGGCGGTGGAACACCCGCCAGGACATCCGCTCCGCCTCGTTCGGCATGCGCGACTGCAGCTGCTGCCACTGCAGCACGACCGGCTTCTTGTCCTTCGGCTGCAGCGGCATGACTGGGAGGCCGGCCTCCCAGTATCGGTCGCAGTGGTCAGCGAAGATTGTTTCGGACGTAGTGTCGGACACTTAGTACACCCCTTGGTCTTCTAGAATGCGAGCTTGATCACGTCCTGGATGAGGGAGGCCGTCAGGAAGGCCATCGTCAGCCAGATGAGCTGTCGGAGCTGGTGGGACATGTACGTTTCGTACACCGTGAGGAGGGCAAAATTAATCGACTGCGATATTCGCGGCTTTCAGCCGTTCTTTGAAATCGAGACGCCCGTCCTTGTCCAGAACCTGCTCCATTACCCCGATCACAAGTCGCTGGAAGTCATACATCTGCTTGATGCCGTTGGCTTTCTCCTTGAGACTGAGGAAGCGATCCATCAGGGCGCCGTAATTCTTGAGGAATGCGAGGCGGTCGCCGACATCATCGCTCGCGTCAATGTCCCGCTGCAGCCGCTTCATGGAGTTGATGGCGTTCTGCACCTCCTCGATCAGGCTATCAGCCTGCTCGCCTTCCGTCTGCCCGGCGCGGAAGATCAGGTCCTCCATACCCGGCTCGCCGGGCTCCGGCCGGGTGACCAGGCGCCGCAGGAGGTCGCGCAGCTGCTCCGGGTAGGGGCACGCGGGGTCGACGAGGTAGCCCGGATCGCTCTCCAGCTGCTGCCGGACGGCCTCGAGCATGAGGCCAAGGGATTGCGGAAGAGCAGGGTAGGTACGATCTCTCATTTTCGTGCTCGGAAGGCTGCGGTCTCCGTACATAGTGGGGGCTTACCTCACTTTCCAGACGGGTGAAAGCCGTACATCCCGGGGATGTACGGAAGTTGATCCCGCTTTTCTGGACCCCTCCGAGACCCCACATACCGGAAGACTGACGAATACTGGCGGACCTAAATGCCTGATTATGCTGCCGAAATCAGCATGTACGAAACGTACATGCGTGAGCAGGGACCGGACATCCCCGGGATGTCCGCGCCCGGGCGCCGGGCCCGCCACGTAGTGGGACAGACGCCATGAACCCGCACCTGACCGACTTCCTCGCGGGGCTCGACGAGCGCTTCCCGGACGACAGCACGTTGATGGCGATGTCGGAGTGGATCATCCGCAACACCAAGCTCCGGCAGCGGCCCTTCTCCTTCAAGGGGTTCGAGTTCCAGCGCCAGATCGTCGACGACATGCACCCCGATCTGACGTGCATGAAGCTGTCGCAGATCGGTCTGACCGAAGTTCAGATGCGCAAATTCTTCGGCTTCTTGAAGAGGAACGTCGGCACGGCCGGCATCTTCTCGATGCCGACGCTGCCGATGCGCGATCGTCTGTCCCAGACCCGCATCAAGACCATGATCGAGGGTGAGGCCATCTTCAACGGCCCGCTCGTGGCAAAGCCGGTCCGGCACAAGGGCCTCTACCAGGTCGACGAGAGCTACGGCTACATCACCGGCACCACCGAGGGCGAGGCGACCTCGATCTCGGCCGACATCCTGTTCGAGGACGAGGTCGATCTCGCCGACCAGAGCATGCGCTCGCTCTTCCAGTCGCGCCTCCAGGGCTCGATCTGGAAGATCACGCAGCGCTTCTCGACGCCCACCTACCTCGGCTACGGCATCGACGCGGCCTACCAGGCCTCCGACAAGCACGAGTGGTTCATCCGCTGCGGCTGCGGGCACCGCCAGGTCCCGATCTTCCACCCCCGCTTCATGTGCCTGCCCGGGCTGAGGGGCGATCACGAGGACCTGTCGAAGCTCGGCCAGGAGGAGGTCGACGCCATCGACATGGACGGGGTCTACGTGCGCTGCGAGAAGTGCTCGCGCCCGCTCGACCTGGCCGGCGGCCATCGCGAGTGGATCGCCGAATACCCGAGCCGGCGCGCCCGCGGTTACCGGGTCCGGCCGTTCTCGATCGCGACGATCACCATCCCCTACATCTTCCGCATGCTGCTGGAGTACCAGCGCAAGGACAACATGAAGGGGTGGCACAACACCGTCATCGGGGAGGCCTTCAACGACAGCAACGCCCGGATCTCGGAGGAGGATCTGGTCGCGATCATGGACCCGCGCCGGGTCGAGCCGGGCGAGCTGCAGATGAACGACCTGTTCCTCGGCTGCGACGTCGGCCAGACCTGCCACGTCATCATCGGCAAGCCCAACGCGCTGCTCGAATTCCACCAGGTCCCGCAGGCCGAGATCGTGGAGTTCATCAAGGGCCGGGTCGAGAGCCTCGGCATCGTGCAGGGGGCGATCGACATGTACCCCTACACCCCGACCGCCGAGGCGATCCGCGACGCCACGAACGGCATCGTCATGCCGATGGCCTACTCGACCTCGAAGACCGCTCCCGCGATCAAGGAGGCGGTGAACGAGTTCGAGGTCATCACCCACTACACCATCAACCGGACCCAGGCCCTCGACCTCGTCGCCAAGCAGTGCCGGAACCGGAGCTGGCAGATCGCCGGCTACGGCCCCTTCGCCTCCCTGGTGAAGACCCACTTCCGCGACATGATCCGCATCGAGGCGCCGGACGAGCCCCCGGTCTGGAACAAGATCAACGGCGACGACCACTTCCTGCACGCCGCAGCGCTCCAGCAGAGTGCCGTTCGTTTGAAAGCAGGTATCGAGTATTCGGCCGAACAAAGATCAACTGTATTTATTGGAGGCGGAACTAGGTTGTTCCAGCCGGTCGGGCGTCCCATATTTCGAGGCGCTGACCTTGCCGGAGTTCTTCGCTAGTGGCCGACAACATCACCTCGAAGCTGCTGGCGATCGTCCCCTTCAAGAAGAAGCCGAAGGCGGGCGGGACGTCGAACACGGCGACCTTCAATCCCCAGCAGACCGACCAGGTCCTGACGGTGCCCCAGTACCGGGAGCACCAAGACGACATCTTCCAGTCGCGCCTGGCCGACGACAGCCGGACGATCATCCGCACGATGATGCAGCAGGACCCGGACATGTCCGGGACCGTGAACGGCTACCTCACCCTCGCCGACACCCAGATGATCGTCTACGCCGAGACGATCGAGGGCGAGGTCGACGAGGAGAAGAGCCGCGAGCTGCAGCAGCTGGTGACGAAGCTCTCGTTCCAGACCGACTACACGATGGGCTTCCAGCTCAAGCAGGGTTTCTACCAGCAGTGCCAGGACCTGCGGTACATGCTGCTGATGCGCGGCGCCATCGGCGCCGAGCTGATCTTCGACAAGGCCGGCACGCCCGACTACCTGCGCAACGTGGACGTCGCGTCGCTGCGCTGGACCGAGAAGAAGCCGGGCGAGTACAAGCCGGGCCAGATCGTGGCCGGCCAGTCCGATCCGGTGCCGATCGACACGCCGGCCTTCATGGTGGCGTTCTACCGGCGCGACCCGACCGCGATCTACACCTACAGCCCCTTCGTCTCGGCGATCAATACGATTGCCGCCCGGCAGCAGGTCATCAACGACCTCTACCGGATCATGCGCGCGACCGGCTACCCGCGTATCGAGATCAAGGTGCTCGAGGAGATCCTCCTCAAGAACATGCCGGCGAGCCTCAAGCAGCCGGGCCAGGAGCAGGCGCGCCAGGACTGGATCAACGCCCGCTTCGCCGAGATCCAGACCGCCTTCGACAACATCGCGGTCGATCAGAGCCTCGTCCACTCGGACGCGGTCGAGATCAGCATGCTCAACGACAAGGCGCCCGGGACCGCGCTCAACATCACGCCGATCATCGACGTGCTGAACGCGCAGAACCAGGCCGCGCTCAAGACCATGAGCACGATCCTCGGCCGCGGCTCCTCGGGCGTGAACACGGGCTCGGTCGAGGCGCGGCTCGCCGCGCTCTACGCCGACCAGCTCAACGAGCCCCTGGCCGACCTCCTCTCCCGGATGTTCTCGTTCATCCTGCACCAGTCGGGCTTCGCCGGCTTTGCCCGGGTCGAGTTCGATCCGGCCGAGCTGCGCCCCTGGACCGAGCTGGAGCCCCAGCTCACCCTCCGGTCGCAGCGTCTGCGCCAGGACCTCTCGGACGGGCTCATCACCGACGTGGAGTACCACCTCCAGGTCTACAAGCGCCTGCCGCCGCCCGGCGCCCCGAAGCTCTCGGGCACCGGCTTCCTCACTCCGGTCGAGCCCGCGGCGGCCGGCGGGGACGGCAAGGCGAAGCCCGAGGACGTCTCCCCGAAAACGGACAGCGTCGGCCGCGCCGCGAGCCCGGACCGCACCCGCGCGACCGCGACGAACCGGAAGCAGACCCGGCGGCTCGCCGCCATGAACCTGTCCGGCCGGGCCCACGCGATGCTCGACCAGCGGCGCGCTAATCCCTGAAAGTCAGGGACAAGAAGTTGACGGCGCGTTGAAGCAACACGGCGTCATTCCTATCTCGCAGCAAGGTCAGACCGGACAACTCGCAGTGAAGCAGCTTCCCCTCACCGACGAACTGAAGGCACGGCTCAAGGCCGTGGCGCCCGACGTCGATGCGGAGAAGATCTCGATCTTCGTGGCGGCAGCTCTGTCGACGGCGCCGGTCCGCAAGAAGCACCCGATCTACAACGGCGCGGTGCATACGACCAACTTCCTCGCCCAGATGATGGCCGAGGTGAAGAAGGAGAGCCGGCCCCTGCAGATCATGCACGGGTCGTCGGACGGCGATCAGCTGCCCATCGGGCGGGTGTTCGACGGCCACCTCTCCGAAGGGACCGGGGTCGACGGCGCCACCGAGCTGCTGACCCTGTTCTGGATCGACAACGCCCACCCGGACCTGATCGCCAAGGTCAATTCCGGCACGGTCGACCAGGTGAGCGTCGCGATCCTCGGCAAGAGCGCGAAGTCATCGGCGACCGGCTTCGACTTCATGGGCCCCGACGTCACGGCCGAGAACGTATGGCTCGGCCTCGACGACAAGGGCAACCGCATGGGGGAGAACGGGGTCCACGTCATCGTGGACGACCTCGACAGCTGGTTCGAGATGAGCCTCGTCGGCCAGGGCGGCGCGCAGGGCGCCCGCATCAAGGGCCGGCAGCTGCAGCTCGCCTCCGGCACCGAGGTCCCGAACCTCACCCTGGAGCTTTCCACCGGCTCGGCGCCGCCGAAGCCCGACCCCACGCCCGAGCCGGGCAAGAAGCAGGACACGTTCGACATGGACGCCAAGGAGTTCGCCGGCCTCATCACCGAGGGTGCCACCAAGCTCGCCAACGCGGAGCGCGACCGTGACACCGAGAAGGCCCGCGCCGACGCCGCCGAGGCCCGGGTGGCCGAGCTGAGCACCGAGCTGACCGGCCTCAAGGGGTCCGACCAGGCGAAGAAGCTCACCGACGCCGAGGCCCAGGTGGCCGACCTCACGACCAAGCTCGCCGCCGCGACGGCGCTGCCCGGCAAGCTGCTGCAGCCGCTCTTCGCGATGATCGGCCAGCCGACCGCGCAGCTCGAGGCCGACGAGGCCAAGGCGACCACCCAGGTGGCCGGCGCGCTCGACAGCCTCAAGGCGCTCGGCGCCCGGCTCTCCGGCGGCCTGTCGCTCGGCTCGGCGGCTCCGTCCCCGTCGACCGGCAACGGCGCCTTCAAGCGCCGCTAATCGCTGGCACCCGTAAGCCAGAACACAGGAGCCACCGGCGATGTCCACGCCCTTCCACACCCAGCTTCACGTCCACGGCATCAAGAACGAGCTGTTCAACCGCTCGATGAACTTCCGCCTCCCGAACGGCCTCACCAAGGCCGACGTGGAGAGCCGGCTGGTCGAGCCCGATCCGACCAGCCCGGTCACGATGAAGCTCCTCTCGGACGGCGCGAAGATCACCGCGAAGGTCGCCCGCCTGGAGGTCTACGAGGACCGCCAGATGATCACGGCCCAGTTCCGGTTCTCGGACCTGGTCCCGATCCTCAAGGACGATCCGCTCGCGGTCGGCGATGTCCCGGTCGGCGCCGGCAACGGCTTCGTCAAGAAGGGCCTCGCCACCGACGAGGCCGAGGCCTTCGTCGCCGAGATCGTCACGCGCAAGGGCGTCAAGTACGCCGCGCTCGTGAAGCTCTAATTCGCCCGGGGCAAAGTGTACGAATAGTACATTTTGCCCCGAACCGAAGCCTGAACTGCGTCTAATCCTGAAGGTACGTTCCGTACCGCCAGCACATCCCCGAGGAGTACGGGACCCATGGACCTCCGCCCCCTGCACGAACTGGCCACCGCCCGGGTCGCCCCCGAGGGCCTGCTCGCGTCGCTCGCCATCCGCGACGACGCCGAGGGCTCGGCCAAGGCCGGCCGCCAGCTCATCCACCGCGCCCGCTCCTACGGGCTCGAGATGCGCGACTTCCTCCGCCTGGCGGTCGACCCGACCCTGTCGGAGAACCGCGAGACCTACGACGGCCTGAACGGCTACGAGGCCTCGCTGAAGTTCCTCAACCTGCCGATCGGCGACGACTTCGACAGCGGCGTCGTGCTCGACCTCGCCTCGGACACCTTCCAGTACAGCCCGGGCACCCGCGCGCTGTTCCCGGAGGTGGTCGACGACCTGATCCGCTCGACCTCGCGCCAGGTCGACTTCGAGACCCTGCCCTCGCTCGTGGCGTCCTCGCGGACGATCAACGGCGTGGAGATGATCTCGACGGTCATCAACGACGAGGACGCCGACGACTTCAAGGTGATGCAGCCGGTCACCGAGTTCGGCCGGTTCCGCATCGGGTCCATCTCGACCAGCGAGAAGCGGGTCAAGATGTACAAGATCGGCGGCGGTTACCGGACCTCCTACGAGTTCCAGCGCCGCTCCCGCCTCGACCTGCTCACCCCCTACGCGGCGCGCATGATGCGCGAGCTGGAGCTGTCCAAGGTCGGCCTCGCCACCGAGCTGCTGGTCAACGGTGACACCGTGAACCCGGGCGCCCGCGTGGTCGGCCAGTCGACCTTCGACGGGCGGATCGCCGGCCTGCCGAACGCCACCCCGGGCCGCATCAGCTACGGCAACCTGATGCAGTGGTTCGTCGCGCGGGCCAAGGCCGGCGTGCCGATCGACACGGTGGTCGGCAACTGGGACAGCTACATCCAGTGGCTGTTCATGTTCGCGGTGCCCCTCCAGGGCAACTCGGGCCAGGACCGCACCGCCGCCGAGGCGCTCGCCGCCACCGGCTTCAAGATCGGCGGCGTGCCGATCCTGAACGGGCAGATCAACTTCGTGCTGTCGACCACGGCGCCCGAGGGCCAGCTGATCGGCATGCGCAAGGGGGAGACCCTGGAGCAGCTGACCGAGGCGGGCTCGCTCATCAACGAGAGCGAGCGCGCGGTCCAGACGCAGGCGATCACCTACGTCAAGTCGGAGGTCACCGGCTTCCGTCTGGTCTTCGGCGACACCCGCGAGATCTACGACTACACCGAGTAGTCGTGTCTCATGCCCGCTGTACGCTGAGTACAGCGGGCGCCCCGCTGCCGGAGACCCGCCGAACATGAAGATCCTCGTCAGTACCACTGGCGCCTTCCAGCTGATGAATTCCTCGCAGCACGAGCTTGTGCGCGCGAAGGGCCTCACCGTCGTCCACAAGAGCCTCTACTGGTCCGAGTACATCGCGCTCGGAACTGTCGTGGTTCATGCCCAGGTCAACGACGAGGCCACCGATGCTGAATGGCGCGAGACGCTCCGAGCGAGCGATGGTGATCAGGATCTCGCTCTCGCGAGCTTCCTCGATCGATACCCCGTCGACGAGGCGAGCGCTCGCCGACCCGAGCCCGCGCCGATCCCGCCTTCGACCAAGCAGGTCGAGCACAACGCACCGCGGGGCCGCCGGGCTTCGGCCCCGGCCCCGACCTCCGACGCGAAGTAGGCCCGAACCGTGGACGTCCTATCATCATCCCCCGTGACGCTCTGGGCCGACTTCGAGGCGCCACAGGGGCTGGTGATCCCAGACGTCGGCTCTGTGACCTACAGCCTGTTTGACGGCACGGGTGCCCCACTGCTCGTCGCGCAGGAACTGACCCCGGAGGCGGAAGCCACCGGGGTCTCCATCCCGATCCACGCGATCCACCAGATCATCGACCCCGAGCGCAGCTTCGAGCGCCGCCAGGTCGTCGTGAGCTGGCTCGCCGCCGGCCGCAGCTACCAGAAGCGCCTGGCCTACCGGGTCGTCGAGCTGCCGATCCACACCGTCACCCCGGCCGACGTCCGCACCTACCTCGGGATCAACGAGGACGAGCTGCGTGACGACGAGGTCGACCTGTTCGCCGCGACCCTGATGCTCCAGGGCGCGCTCGGCCGCGAGCGCTTCGAGGCCGCACTCACCTCCGGCACCCTGCTCGAGATCCGCGCCACGCGCGCGATCGTGCTGTCGGCTGCCCAGCTGCTCTTCCCCTCGCTGCGTTTCCGCATCGCCCAGGCGAAGTCGGACGGCACCCTGAAGTTCGAGCGACTGAAGGACACCACCGCTTTCGAGGGCCTGGTCGCCGCGACCATGGACGAGCTGGTCCGCATCACTGGCGAGCTGGGCTACGTCGCGCCCGATGTCGGCCCGCCGCCGCTGATCCTGCTCGGCACCATCACCACCGATCCGATCACCGGAAACGCGCCGGCCGACCGCGTCGGAGGCTAAGCCCATGCCGATGCTCCTCTCGCGCATCCAGGCCCAGAACGAGGTCTGGCTGCAGAAGCTCGACAAGGCGACCCGCTTCCGGGGCGTCATCTTCCCGGTCAACCCGACCGCGCTCCCGACCTCGGTCTTCGTCCTGCCGCGCCTCGGACTGCGTACCCGGCCGCGCGAGCCCGTGCGGGCCAAGGACCTGTTCCGGGACCCGGCCGGCCGGGTCATGCTGGTCGGCAACTGGGAGCTGCCGCTCGCGCTCGACGACGTGGTCTCGCGCTGCTTCGTGCTGTTCCAGATGACCGGCCAGGTCTCCTGGCAGCGGCGCGCGGCCGGCGGGAAGCACCCGGTCACCGGGCTGCCGATGGCGGCCGGCGAGCTGGTCGAGCACGGCCCGATCTGGGTCTCGATCGAGAGCTACACCCACGGCAACAACGATCCGGGCGTGCGCGTCCCGACCGACCGGCTACGCTGCATCACCGCCGCGCCGCTGCAGCTCGGCGACGTCGTTCACGGCCAGACCGTGAAGCGCATCAACCCGACCCTGGGCGTGACCATCGCCGAGATCGAGTGATGCCCGACTTCGCCCTCAACTTCCGCCTCGGCGCCCGGCGGGCCGGCGCGGGCGAGCCGCCGGACCCGAGCTTCGTCGCCGCCAAGGCGGTCGAGCTGCTGCGTCGGCAGGCGGAGGCGAAGGGCGTCGAGCGCGTCGCCGAGGCGGTGCTCGCCGCCCAGAACGAGATCGTCCAGGACGTCGCCCAGGACGCCGCGCGCTTCGGCTCGCAGGCGGCCCGGGTCTTCACCCGGATCAAGTCGCCGACCGAGGGCATGGTCTCGACCGCGCTCGACGGCATCAGCCGGGCCGCCGCGGTCTCGTCGACCAACCGGATGTCGGCGCGCCTGAAGGGCAAGACCACCGTCGAGTGGGCCGCGCTCACCAAGGGCACGCTCGAGAACAAGCGCCGCCGGCTGCGCGCGGCGCGCCGCGGCGGCGGCCGGCGGACGGCCGGCGAGGCCACGACCTTCTTCGTCGACAGCGGCGAGCTGCGCTCCGTGCTCACGAGCTTCCTCGGGCCGGCCATGGCGCTCCTCGTCGACCCGAAGGTCACCGTGCGTCGCGGGCCCCGCAAGGTCACCGTCTCCTTGAGCCTGATGGCGCAGGCCTCCGGCAAGGAGAAGGCCGGCGTCACCGCCGCGGCAATCCCGGGAATTTACGGGGGCGGGACCGCGCGGGAGGAGAGCCTTTTCGTGCGCTACCTGAAGAAGGCCGGCGCACCCGACCGCGATCCGCTGCACCCGCTCGCCTACAAGCTCGAGAACCCGCGCGGCGCCCATCGGCCCTTCCTGCAGAACACCCTCGTGTTCTGGATCAGCAACCGGCTGCCCCTGGTCCTCGAGAAGTCGCTCCGCACCGCGCTCTCGCGCCGGGTCAAGAAGGGGAAGTAGATGTACAAGGTCGCCCGCCACTCGACCGTGCGGATGGTCATCGACACGTTCAAGGCGCTGAGCGCCGAGGCCCAGTATTACGAGTGGGACGCGCACGCCGAGGGCTTCGTGTTGCCGAACACCGACTTGATCGGGCTCATCGGCTTCAGCTGTACCGAGAACGACCAGTTCCACGACCTGACTTTCGGCATCGGCATCATGGTGATCGACGACCCGAACCTGATCCGGGCGGTCGACTACACCGACGCCTTCTACCGGCGCCTGGCGGCGCAGAGCCGCTTCCCGATGTTCAACCCGGACGGCAGCAACACCGGCTTCGAGGCGGTGGTCTTCGACGGCACCTCGGCCTCGCCGATGAGCCGGGTCGACATGCGGCCGACCCTGGAGATCCAGTGCAGCGCCCGGGTCACGCGGGCTGGGCAGTACCCGGCTCAGTGACCTCGATGCCGGCCTTGTAGAGCAGGTGGATTGCTTCCCGCACCTGCTCCGAAGAGCAACCAAGTGCGGTCTCGATCAGGAACACGACTTCCTTTGTAACGCTGCGGTGGTTGGCAGCTGCTCTAGCCCGCAGGATCTCGTCGAGTTCATGGCTGACAGCAACTGTCACGGCCGGGTTCCGTTCACGCTTAGCACGGTACGGCATCTTGACTTCCCCATTGTCCCTGATTTTCAGGGAACCGTCTTTGGACAAATGGGGGGCAATCATCATATTGCAACGGATAGTTCAGTGACCCGTAAACGGAGACTTTGCACATGAACCCGGGCACCGCCAAGACGGGTCGCTTCCACTTCTCGACCGCGACCCTCTGCATCGCGCCGATGCTGGAGCAGAAGGCCATCAACCCGCTGACCCACTCGGTCGGCCTGGTGAAGAACGTCCGCGTCGAGGTCACGCCCTCGAAGGTCGACCTGACCCAGGGCATCCAGAACGACGTGGTCGCGTCCGTGACCAACGGCATGCCGATCACCGGCTCCGGCGAGGTCTACGAGTACACGGCGAAGAACTTCGCCTACGGCCTGTCCCAGGACCCGGCCGGTCTCGTCGACATGGGCGAGCCCTCGGCGGTCTCCGGCCCGGTCGCCTCCGGCGCCACCTCGGTCACCGTCGCCGGCCTCGTCGGCGCCGCGCCCGGGAAGTGGATCTACATCCAGGAGAACCTGGACGACCAGATCCACATCGCGAAGCTCTCGGGCGCCGACGCCGGCAAGCTCGACTTCGCCGGCTACCCGGTCCCGACCGGCATGTCGTTCTCGGGTGGCGCCCGTGTCGGCCTGCTCAACAAGATCGATGCCGACGCCTCGAAGGCGAACAACAACTACGCCGTCCGCATCATCGGCATCGCGCTCGACAAGTCGACGCCGATCACCTTGCACTTCCCCAAGGCACGGATCACCCGCGGCTTCTCGATGGGCTTCAGCTCCGAGAACTTCGCCAACATGCCGTTCGAGTGGACGCCGATGACCCCGGTCCCCACCGACCCGGGCTACGACAGCGACTTCCGCGAGAAGATGTCGATCTTCTCCCGGTAAGTTCACGGCAACTGCGTGCAGATCAGGCCCCGGGAGAACCGGGGCCTTTTCTTTTGGCCGTGAAGATACCACATCAGGCCCAGCCGAAATCAGGGGCGAAGATGCCGACCTCTTCAACTTCCACCGAGCAGAAGGCCCCCAGCCGGCTCCGGGTCAACATCAGCGGTGAAGACCGTGATCTGTTCATGAGCTTCGGGCTCCTGAACGAGGTCGCGAGCCTCGTCGGGTCGCCCGAGGGCGTGCCGACCTTGAGCTTCAATCCGCCGACCGCCCACGCCCTGCTCGAGCTGGTCCTCGCCAAGCGCGACAAGCGCGGCAACATCCTGCGCGACGACGAGGAGCCGATCGTCCCGCACGACCTCGACCCGGACGTAGGCGAGACCATCATCGACTGGGCCGGAGCCCATGTGCTGGATTTTTTCATCCGCCGGTTCAAGAAGAGCGCGCAGCTGTTCGCGACGCAGGCGGAAAATCTAGCGGCAGTCGGATCATCTCTGACTTCTTCGGTGAACTCACCTGGGAAGACAGCCTGATCCTGGCCTTCGACTGCGCCCCCAGTGATCTCCCGAAGCTCTACTGGAAGCGGACGCTCGAAGACCTACGGCGGATGACGGGTTTGTTCATCCGCTACGAGATGGTGAAGGCCATGTCGACCACGGAGAGCCTGCTCTTCGTCGTCGGGCAGCTGTTCGGCGAGGCGGAGCCTGAGACCGAGGAGCTGGACGACCTCTCCGGCATGCTGGCGTTTGGACGGATGATCAATGGCGGATGATGACCATCTGAACGTCGACCTGGACGTGGGCTCGAACGATCTCGAGGCCCACCTCCGGCGCACGTTCGACCTGCTGCAGGTCGGCCTCCAGCGAGCCGAGGGCCTCCGCCAGGCGATGGACCGCTCGGCCGATGCCGCGCGCCGCTTCAAGGATGACGTCGCCGGGCTCCAGGCCGCCGCCGCGCTGGCGCCGGCCGGCTCCGCCGCCGAGAAGGCCGCCTTCGACGCGATCAAGGCCCGCACCGAGCAGCAGGAAAAGCACAACGCCGCCATCCGCGAGGAGATCCAGCTCCAGCGCGACGCGAACCTCGCGCGCGGCGCGGTGCGACGCACCTCTGAGACGGCGACGCTCACCGATGGCCGCACCGCCGGCCAGGCCCAGTCCGCCGAGGGCGCGCTGCGCTCGGCCATCACCGGCATCAACACCACCGCCGATCAGCTCTCCGCCCGCCTGGCCGCCGCCACCGGCAAGGCGATGGAGCGGCTGCTCACGTCGACCACGACGGCGATCGAGAACTCGTTCCTGGTCGCGCAGCAGCGCCAGGCGAGCCGCGCCGCGCAGCTGTCCGTGCCCGGCTACCTCGAGGCCCGGGTCACCAACGACCGGGTGTCGGCGCAGCTCGCCGTCGAGCGCGCCCAGCAGGGCGGCACCCTCGAGGAGCGCCGGGCGCGGGCCGCCCGCGTCGCGCAGCTCGAGGTCGACCGCAAAGAGGCCGAGCGCCAGGAGCGCGACTACCAGAAGCTCCGCCAGAGCTACATGGCGGACGAGGCGCGCCAGGCCGCCCGCGAGGCTGACCCGAACACGGCGCTGCGTGAGGCCAACCGCAACCGGAGCTTCCGGCGCCAGCACGGCGTCGATTACGACACCTACACCAGCAGCACCGCGGGCATGTCGCGCCCCGAGCGCACGGCCTGGCTCGACCAGCAGCGCGCCACGGTCGATGCCGGCGTGCGCGACCTCAATGAGGCCTACCGGCTCAACCGGGAATTCGACCAGGCCAACAACCGGGCCTGGAGCGACACCGTCGCGTCGGCGAAGGCCGAGAATACCCGGCGCGACCGGCAGATGGCCGACGCCGTCCGGGACAACCGCGGCGTCGACCGCGATAGCCGGGCTGCGGCGGAAGCGGAGAACAAGCGCCGCGACAAGATCGCCGGCCAGGCCGACGCAGAGAACCGGCGCATCGACGCGAACTCGCGCGCCGCGGCCGAGGCGGAGAACCGCCGGCGGGACAGGCAGCGCAGCGAGGCCGAGGCCGAGAACGCGCGGCTCACCCGGGAGACCCGGGCAGCTGCCGAGGCGGAGAACCGGCGCCGCGACAAGCTGCGCACTGAGGCCGATGCCGAGAACCAGCGGATCGAGCGCGATGCTCGCGCCGCCGCCCGGGCCGAGAACGCCCGCCGGGACCGGCAGACCAACGAGGCCTACCGCGACAACCGCGGGGTCGACGCGGATGCGCGTGCCGCGGCCAAGGCCGAGAACGCCCGCCGGGACAAGATCGAGGCCCAGGCCTGGGAGGAGAACAAGCGCCGGGACCGCGACGCCTACGCGGCGGCGCAGGCGGAGAACGCCCGCCGGGACAAGGTCGCGAAGGGCGAGCAGCGCGAGGCGCGCCGCGCCGCCGGCCCCGACTACGACGCCGCGGCCGAGCGCGGCTTCAAGGCGCGCAACGCCGCCTTCAACCTCAACGGCGGCGCCGACCAGTTCGCCTTCCAGGCGCAGCTCGCCACGAACTACGCGCTGTTCGGCGCCGTCACCGGGATGATCACCGGCGCCGTGGGCGCCATCAAGGAATTCGACGACGTCCTGTCGCGCTTCCAGGCGATCACCGGCGCCGCGACCTCCGAGATGGGCGGCTTCCGGGCCGAGCTGCTCGGCATCGCGAAGGACAGCCGCTTCTCGGTCAACGAGCTGGCCCAGGTCGCCATCACGCTCGGCCAGACCGGCCTGTCGGCCTCCGACGTGGCGAAGGCCCTTAAGCCCGTCGCCGACCTCGCCGCGGCCTCGGGCTCGACCCTGCAGCAGTCGGTCGAGGCGATCACCGGCGTGCTCGGCGCCTACGGCATGGCGGCCGGCCGCGCAGCCGAGGTCTCCGACATCCTGGTCGGGGCGCTCAACGCCACCAAGCTCACGATGGAGCAGCTGCAGCTGGGCATCCAGTATGCGGCCAACATCGCGCGCGACAGCGGCGTGAGCTTCTCGGAGCTGACGGCAACGATCGGCGCCATCTCGCAGGCCGGCGTCAAGTCGGGCTCGACCATCGGCACCGGCATCCGGCAGCTCATCACCGAGCTGACCTCGCCCTCGCAGAAGTTCCGGGACGTGCTCAAGGAGCTGGGGATTTCCCTGGCCGACGTCGACCTGCGCGCCAACGGCCTGTCGGGTGTCCTCAAGAACCTGACCAGCGCCGGCTTCACCACCGCCGACGCGCTGCGCTCGCTCGACCTGCGCGCCGCCGCGGCGTTCTCGGCGATCGGCGGCCAGGGCGACCTGATCGAGAAGCTGCGCACCCAGATGCTGCTCTCCTCGGCGGCGAGCGAGGGCGCGGCCAAGGCCAACGAGAGCCTGACGGCGACGCTGCAGCGGCTCGGCAACACCACCTTCGCGGTGGTCGACACAGCCTTCAAGCCCCTAGTCGATGCCCTGAAGCTCGGCACCGAGGGCCTGATCGGGCTCGTCGGCAACTTCGAGAAGCTTGGCCCGATCCTCCCGGCGGTCGGCGCTGGCCTGACGGCGATCGTCGGCACCCTGGCGCTCCTCAAGGTCGGCGGCTTGGCGCTCGGGCTCCTCACCAGCGGCTTCATCGGCCTGCCCGTGCTCGGCGTCGGCGCTGCGGCCGGCATCGCCTACATGGTGGCCCAGCTGGTCAACATGGAGACCGCGCTCGAGCGCGTCACCAAGCGCCTCGACCAGATCAAGGGCGTCGAGAACGAGCTGTCCTCGAAGCGCGACAGCGTGACCCTCACGCTGACGGACATCGACCGGCAGATCGACGGCCTGATCGCCAAGCGCGACAAGCTGAACGAGGACCCGCTCCAGCTGCAGAACGCAGTCATTGAGGCCCAGAAAGGCTTCGGCGACGTCGGGTTCTCGATGGATGGCGTGTCGAAGTCGGCGGACGGCCTGATCGCCGCCTACCAGCGCCTGCGCGCCGAGATGCAGGGCAAGCTGCCCGACCTCGGCATGCAGCAGATCCTGGCGACCCAGGAAAAGCTGATCCAGCTCGCCGAGAAGCAGAAGGCGCTGGCGGAGCAGAACCGCACCCAGACCGCGCCGGTGACGGCGGTCGACGGCTTCGGCCGGGTGATTGCGGGCGGCGACAAGTTCGAGCCCACGGCGCCCTTCCGCGCGCTGGGTGGCCCGTTCGATCGGGCGATGGACGTCGTCGAGAACCCGAGCCTGATCTCGCGGACCGACCCGCTCGGCTCGACGCGCGGGCTGCGCGCCCAGATGCTCGAGGCCCAGGGCGTCTGGTCTCAGCAGCTCCTCGACGAGAAGCTGAAGGCGACCGCCGACCAGGACCCGGGGCGGGTCAAGGAGCTGGAGGCGAAGGTCAAGCTCGCCACCGAGGCCCTGCAGCGCTTCGCGCAGACGGCGGACGTCGCCATCGAGCGCCAGGCCGCCGGCATGGAGCTGGAGCGCCGGCAGGACGAGGTCCGGCGCCAGAAGCTCGAGGCCTCCCCCGAGGTGGTCGCGCTCGACCGCCGGGCCGACGCCCTCAAGGTTCAGCGCGCCAGCGATCAGGAGGCGGTGCTGCGTGCCCCGGGGCTCAGCCCCGACGTCCGCGTCAAGCAGCTCCTGGCGACGCTGCGCGTCACCGGCGACGAGGCCAAGGGCCAGCTCGCCGAGCTGGACGGCGTGCGCGACGCCATGTTGGCGCGCGGCGAGACGAAGGAGAACATCGCAGCCGCACTGGCGGCGGTCCGCGGCAAGCTCGACGCCATCGCGAAGAACGCCAGCAAGGAGCTGCGCGAGCTGATCGAGAGCCTCAACCCCGAGGCGGTCAGGGTCTCGCAGGCGGAGCGCCGGGGCAACGACGCCGAGATCGCGACCCTGACGAAGCAGGCCCAGACGGCGACCAGCCAGGCCGACCTCGAGCGCGTCACGAACCGGATCAAGGAGCTGACGGAGGCGAACGCCGTCATCAGCCGCGAAATCCTGACCTTCGGCAAGACCCCCGAGCAGATCGCCAACGACAGCGGGCTCCAGACCCAGCTCGACGAGCTGGACCGGGAGACGAAGGCGAAGCTCGAGAAGCTGCAGGAGGACTACATCCAGCGACGCCGCCGGATCGAGGACGCGGTCCTGCGCATCTCAGCGAACGCCGACAAGGCGCGCGAGCAGGAGCTGCGCGCCGAGGCCTCCCGGCTGGAGAAGATCGCCAAGGACGCCCAGACCACGCCGGAGAAGGCGCGCGAGCTGGTCGAGCAGATCAACAAGCTGCTCGACGAGGCGACGACCATCGCCAAGGGCCGGGTCGCCACCGACGCGCAGCGCGAGGTCGCGGCGAGCCCGAACGAGATCCTGGCCGACAGCCGCACCGCGCCGGCCGGCTCGGTCGCGGAGCGCGTCATCACGACTGCCCGGGCGGCCGGCGCCGGCAGCATGGTGAACTACCTGCTCGGCCTCGGCCAGCTGGAGAGTAGCATGAACCCGGGGGCGAAGAACGCCTCCGGGGCCAAGGGCCTCTTCCAGTTCATGAACAACGACTACCCGGGTGGGGTCAACACCTGGGGCAAGTACGGCAAGGGAGACATCTTCAGCGTCGAGAACCAGGTCCCGGCGGCGATCGACTTCACGCGCGACAACGCGAAGATCTTCCGGGACCGGCTCGGCCGCGACCCGACCGACGCCGAGCTGTTCGTCCTGCACAACCAGGGCGCGGCCGGCGGCACCCGGCTGCTGCGCAACCCGAACTCGCCGGCCCGGGACTTCGTCTCGGCCGCGGCGATCGAGAACAACGGCGCCAAGGGCCGCTCCGGCTCGATCACGGCGGGCGAGTTCACCGAGATCCTGAAGGGCATGTACGCCACGGCGTCCAGGGCCTCGGAGAAGCTGACCACCACCACCGCTAAGGTCCTGAAGGACAAGGAGGAAGCGGACAAGGGGAAGCTGGACAAGGAGAACGCGGAGGACAAGCGCCGGGTCGGCGCCATCGAGCAGCAGAAGGCCGATCAGGCGCTGCTCGCCTCGCTGCGCCTCCAGGACAAGACCGAGACCGCCGGCATCGCCGCGGCGATGGCGCGGATCTCGAAGGCCAACGAGGTCGCCACCGTCAAGGAGGCCTCGAGCGGCGCCATTGCGGCCTACGGCAGGCTGAACGCGAGCGCGCTCAAGGCCGACGAGCTGGACGCGAACAGCAAGTCGCGCACGCCCGAGCAGAAGGAGGAGGGCCGGACCGCCATCACCGAGCGGTTCCGGGCGCTCGCCGAGAAGGAGGCCATCGCCGCGGCCGACGCCGCCGGCAAGGTCTCGACGCGCGTGCTCGACCAGGAGATCGCCCGGCGCGAGGCGCAGCTCAAGAGCCTGAAGCTCGACGAGAACGAGAACAAGGTCCCGCAGGCCGAGATCGACAAGCTCGACCAGGAGCTGGTCAAGCTCAAGGAGCGCCGTGCGCTCGAGGGCGAGAGCGCGTCGATCCGCGAGCAGATCGCGGTCCTCGAGAAGGCGCTCGCCGACGCCGCGACGGCCGGCCTCGGCCCGGCCGAGAAGCAGGTCCTGATCCAGGAGAAGCTCCTCGAGCTGAAGCGCAAGCAGGCGCTCTCGGACGTCTCAGTCAACACCAAGAGGGACCTCGACGCCAAGGGGCCGTCGATGTCCAACGCGGTGTCGGGCGCGATCGTCGACTTCGAGAAGGCCCGCGGTATCCGCGATCCGATGGGCAAGCTGGTCGACGAGACCCAGGAGGCTCGTAAGCTGCTGGCCGGCGAGCTGAACGTCATCGGCAACGCCTTCGACAATCTGTTCGTGAACCTGTTCAACGGCTCGATGAAGGCCGGCGACGCTCTGAAGAAGTTCGCCACCGACATCCTCGGCGGGCTCATGCAGCAGATCTCGCGCAGCCTGACCAACTCGATCTTCAAGTCGATCTTCGGCGGGCTCGAGGGCGGCGCGGGCGCTGGCGGCGGGCTGTTCGACGGCATCGGGAAGTTCTTCTCGTCGATCTTCGGCGGCGGCATGGCCTCCGGCGGCCCGATCCGCATGGCGGGCGGCGGCGGCGTGCCGGGCAGCGACGCGGCGCTCGCGCAGCGCGACAGCAAGCTCATCCTGGCCCAGCCCGGCGAGTACCTGCTGCGCCGCTCCGCGGTCGACGCGGTCGGCCGGGACACGCTCGACCAGGTCAACGCGCTCGGCAACACGATGGTGAACCGGGCCCCGAAGGTCGACGCCAAGCGCATGGCCGGCGGCGCCTCGGCGAGCGCCAACGTCTACGTCGTCGACCGCGATCAGGTGCCGGTGCCGGGCGCCTCCGACTTCGTCTTCGCGATCGGCGAGAACATTCAGCGCGGCGGCACCATCAAGCAGCTGATCAAGCGCGTGGCTGCGGGAGGATAGAGTGGAGACCTTCGACTTCCCGTACCACAGCCCGAATGACGAATACCCCGGCGGCTCGACGATCAAGTTCGGCCGGGGCTACCGCTTCGCCGCCCGCCCGCTCGGCCCGGACGAGGTCATCGTCCACCTCAACTTCCCGACCATGTTCTTCTTCCAGCGCTATGCCGGCGAGCCGATGCTCGCCGACGTGGTGCCGCAGCTCAACATCCGCGCGCTCGACGAGTTCTACAAGCGCCACCGGATGTTCGAGCCATTCAACTATCCGCACCCGATCCTGGGCACCGTGATCGTCCGGTTCAACAAGCCGCTCATCATGCCCAAGAAGTCGGGCAGCAGCCCGGGCGAGGTCGGCGGCTATCGCGCACCGGACGGCACCGCCTACCGCGTCCACCAGGTCGATCCCTTCGACATCGAGCTTCTGATCCAGCCATGAGCGTCCCCGCTTCCCACGTCGATGAAGGCCTGAAGCTCACTGCGGACAGCGAGGTGAGCCTCTTCGAGGTCGCCCTGCGCAACGTCCCGGACGGCGGCACGCCGATCCTGCGCTTCCGGGACGGGCCCATGGGCTCCGTCACCCGCTGGAACGGCAAGGTCTGGGACCACCTGGCCTGCAAGATGTCGGAGGTCTCCCGCTCGAGCGAGGAGGAGAAGAACCGCCCGACCCTGCGGCTCATGAACCCGATGGGCGTGTTCAACGAGGCGGCCTTCGCCGGCCGCTTCGACAGCGTCGTGCTCCAGCGCTTCATCGTGCTGCGTGACCACCTCGAGCGCGGGCTCATCATCTCGAACACCGAGTTCTGGTTCATCGGCCGGGTGAAGGACCTGATCGCCGGCCAGAGCATCTCGTTCGAGCTGCGCGCCCTCTCCGACGTGCCGGAGCAGATGGTGCCGGCACGCATGTTCACGCCCCCGGAATTCCCGTTCGTGACCCTGTGAGGCCGTACGTTTCGTACATATCTGAGGGTCATGATCAAGACGGACGGCCTGCTCGGGCGCGAGTTCAAGCACGGGGAGAGCGACTGCTACTCCCTGATGCGCGACTTCTACCGCCTCAACTTCGGCATCGAGGTGCCCGACCTCGCGCGCCCCGACAGCTGGTGGGAGCCGGACGCCGAGGGCCGCCACCTGAACCTCTACCTGGACCACTACCAGTGGGCCGGGTTCGGGCTCGTGACCTCGATGCAGCCGAGCGACTGGCTGCCGGGCGACGTGCTGCTGATGGCGATCCGCTCCGAGGTCGCGAACCACGGCGCGATCCTGCTGCCGGACGGCAAGATCATCCACCACTTCGCCGGCTCGCTCTCGCAGATCGAGCCCTACAGCCGGCCGATCTGGCGCGACACCACCGTGGCGATCCTCCGGCACCCGGAGGTCGACGGCTCGAAGCTCGTCGATGAGACCGAGATCGACGCCTGGGACCTGATCCCGCAGCGGGTGCGCGAGAAGCTCGAGGAAGCGCGGCAGGGGCGGCTCGATGTCTGAGGTGACCATATCCGATCTGGCGTCGCGCTACGAGCACGACCTGGCTGCTCCCGAGCGCTGTGGCTTCGTTCTGCCTGATGGTTCGGTCGTGGAGGTGCAGAACATCTGTCACGAGCCAGCAGATGGCTTCGACATCGCGGCAGAGGATTTGCTCAAATACGAAGACAACGCCATTGCATCGTGGCACACCCATACCGGGACCGACTGCAACTTGACCCGTGATGATCTTGCGTCTTTCTTGAATTATCCGCACCTGCATCACTATATCGTGGGCTCGGACGGCGTCGCTTGTTACGCTGTTGAGCAAGGGCGGGTTGTTCGTGCTGCGACGTATTCATCTTCACGGCACGCTGAAGAGCATCCACTCCGGGCCGATTGAAGTTCACGCCGCATCGCCCGCCGAAGCACTGAAGGCGATCACGCGCCAGGTGAAGGGCTTCGGCGGGAATGCTGTGACCGGGCCGCTGCGCGTGAAGGTGCTCGGCCACGAGACCATCGAAGATCTCATCGCCGTGGGCGGCGCCCGGGACCTGCACCTCTTCCCGCAGCTCAACGGCGGCAAGAACGGTGGCTTCTTCCAGATCCTGATCGGCGCGGTGCTGGTGGCCGCCTCCTTCATCGCGGGCCCCCTGATCGGGCCGATCCTGCTGAAGATCGGCATCGTGATGATCCTCGGCGGCATCCTGCAGCTGTTCAACACGCCCAAGCGCGACAACAAAGACAAAGAAGAGAAGAAGTCCCATTATCTTGGGGCTCCTAAGAATACGGTCGAGATCGGCACCCGTATTCCGATCCTCTGCGGCGAGGATCTGGTGGGTGGTCACTATCTCTCGTTCAATATTGATGCCGTCGATACTGGGGTCGTTTAATGGTCGCCGCTCTGAAGGGCCGCAAGTCGTCCTCGTCGACGAGCCGTAAGGCCACGCGCCACGACGACAGCCTGTTCGGTCAGGACACCGTCGAGGTCCTGCTCGCGATCTCCGAGGGCCCAATCTCCGGCCTGAAGGACGGCGCGGCCTCGTTCCGCGTCGGCGACGTGCCGCTGCTCGACAAGGGCAGCAACACCCCGAACATCTCGAACTTCGAGCTGCGGCTCCTCAAGGGCACCAACCCGGCCGACACGATCCGTTTGAACCTCGGCGGCCTCGCCTCGCCGAAGAACGTCGGGCTCGAGCTGCGCACCGCCAACCAGTCGATCGTCGTCCAGGGCGACAAGACCCAGATCGACTACATCGACGTGCGCCTCGTGGTGCAGCGGCTGCTCGCCGTCTCGAAGGAGGGCGGCGAGTTCCCGAGCAGCCTCGACTTCAAGATCGAGGTCAAGCCGCGCTCGTCCGGCGTGTGGCAGGTCCCGTTCACGAACGAGCCGCCGCCGCCCGTCGAGAACACGGCCGGCGCCTCGAACTACCGCCCGGGCGCCACCTCGCCCGGCACGATCGTCAACGGCGCCTATCGCGAGACCTACCTCGCCCCGTCCTCCACGCCGCCGACCGCCGTGCAGGCGGACGGCGCCATGTGGTTCCAGACCGACCGCGAGGTCTGGGAGCCGCTGATCTGGACGGGCGGCGCCTGGCAGCGCCCGACGAACCTCGCGCGCGGCTTCGCCTCCGGCTACGACATCTGGACCTTCGTCGACCTCGACGGCGCCGTCCGCACGGCCTGGTACTCGCCGGCCGGCACCACGCCCCCGCTCGGTACGATCGGCGGCGGCGACTACCTCCTCACGCCCCAGAGCGGCGAGGAGGTCTACTCCTACAACGAGACCACCTGGGTCGGCGCGCAGGCCTTCGCGACGCCCACGCCGGCCGCGCCCGGCCACCTGACCATCACGGGTCTCGCGCGCTCGACCTACCCCAAGGAATTCCGCATCCCGGTCGCGCGGATCAACGAGCCCTATGACGTGCGCGTCACCCGGCTCTCGGCCGCGAGCACCAAGGACATCTTCGCCGACGTCGTCTTCGAGAGCATCCAGGAGGTCAACCGGGACGCCGTGTCGTTCCCGGATCTCGCCATCGCCTGGCTGACGATCAAGGCAACCGACACCTTCACGCAGGTCCCCGAGTTCACCGGCGTCTACCGCGGCATCCTGGTGCCGGTGCCGTCGAACCACGTCTTCAACGAGGAGACCAACCTCTCCGAGTTCCCGGGGCTGTGGGACGGCACGTTCAAGATCGCCTACACCAACAACCCGGCCTGGCACGCCTACAACTTCATCAAGAACAGCCGCTACGGGAAGAACGCCTACTTCCCGGAGGTCCCCGACATGTGGGACTTCTACGAGTTCGGCAAGCACTGCTCCGCGCACGGTATTCGCTTCAACGAGTACATCCAGGAGCCGCGCTCGATCTCCGAGCTGATCAACTACATCGTCGGCACGGCCGGCGGTCGCTACGTCGACCGCGGCGACGGCTTCTCGACCGTCATCTGGGACGCCGACGACCAGGTCGCGCAGGCAATCTTCGCGCCCGAGAACACGATCGAGGGCAACTTCACCTACAGCTTCACCGACGTCGCCGAGCGCAAGAACGACTTCAAGGTCAGCTTCAAGAACCCCCAGCTCAACTACCGCGAGGACCGGCTCCGGGTCTGGGACCAGAACACGATCGACAACTCCGGCCGCAACGCCGAGGAGTTCGTGGCGGTCGGCTGCCGTGATGCCGACGAGGCGGTGCGCCGCGGCCGGCTGCGGCTGGCGACGTCGCTGACCGAGAAGATCATCGTCAACTTCCGCACCAACCGGATCGGCCGCTACCTGCTGCCGTTCCAGGTGATCCTGATCGCGGACGACCAGTCGACGAACGTGATCACCGGCCGGGTGAAGAACCGGGTGCCGCTGCCGATCGGCGCGGTGTCGCTGCCGCTGCGCGACCAGATCTACCTCGAGGCCGGGATCGACTACAGCGTCCAGTTCACATGCTCGGACGGGCAGGGCGGCCTGAAGGTGGTGAGCTACCCGCTCGCCGTCGCCCAGCCCGGGCTGCAGAGCCGCCTGACGCTCGACCGGCCGCTCGAGGAGGAGCTGCCGGAATACGCCGTCTTCTCGATCGGCGCGCCGAAGCCCTTCCGCATCACCTCGATCACCGAGGCCGAGGACGAGCCCGACCAGATCGAGATCACGGCGATCGAGGTCAACCGGCTCAAGTGGGCCTTCGTGGACGGCAAGGTCGAGCTGCGCGACCTCATCCCGCTCCAGACCGGCGCGCTCTCGAAGTTCGTCTACCCGGTCACCAACGCCAAGATCACGCCCGAGGTCACCCCGGACGGCACCTTCAACCTGGCCGTCACCTGGAACCCCTCGGAGACGAAGCTCACCCGCGGCCACCGGGTCTACTACTCCTTCAACAAGGGGCCGATGGACCTGGTCGCCGAGCCGACCGAGACCTTCTACCGGATCGCGGGCGTCAAGATGGGCACGCACGTCGTGTCGGTCGTGGCGGTCGGCCTCGACGGCACGACCGAGAGCGCGCCGGTCACCGTCAGCTACATCGTCTCGGACGGCACCTCGATCCGCTCGGTCGGCATGCCGTCGAACCTGCGCCTGGTCGACGAGCCCGAGAGCCCGATCTTCCGCGCCCGCGATCCCCGCTTCACCTGGGACGCGGCCGAGGACCCGCTCGTCGGCGAGTACGTGGTCGACGTGCTCAACGCCTCGGGCCAGACGCTCTACAGCGAGCGCGCGAAGGGGCAGCTGCTCTTCTCGTTCCCGCTCGCCACGAACATCGCGGTCACCGGCGGCGCTGCGCTGCGCTCCTTCACGGTGCGCGTGCGCGCGATCGACAGCACCGGCGCGTTCTCGAACCCGATCACGCTGGCCGTCACCCACCCGGCGCCGGCCCAGATCAACCCGAACTACACGACCACGACCGAGAGCATCGTCGCCGAGTACGCCTCACCGCGCGGCGACTTCGCCGGCATCCTGTTCTGGGCCTCGAAGACCCCGGGCTTCAACCCGGTGACGACGCCGCCGAGCTTCGACGGCCTCGCCAACCCGCTCTGGTACAAGGTCGAGCCGGAGACGACCTGGTACTGCCGCATGGCGGCCTACGACAGCTACGGCAAGGACGTCGGCCAGCTCAACGTCGGCCCCGAGCAGCTGGTCAAGGTCACCAACCGGATCATCGACACCCAGGCGCCGGACCGGCCCGAGGGTCTGACCCTGACGACCGAGCTGACGACGTCGGCGACCGGCGTCTCGATGGCGCGCATCGACGCGGCCTGGAAGCCGGTCGGGTCCGAGAACCTCGGCACCTACGAGTTCGAGCTGGCCGAAGGCGCCGGCACCGACCCGCTGACCTCGTGGATGCGGGTCGGCGTCGACAAGGGCCAGCCGAAGGCCCGCTGGCTCAACCTCCAGCCGGGCAAGCTCTACGCCGCGCGCGTCCGCGCGCTCAACGGCTTCGGCTTCTGGTCGGCATGGTCGGACATCGTCACGATCACGGCGGCGAAGAACCTGGCGAAGCCGGGCGCGCTCACCGGGCTCCGGGTCGACGCCTCGTTCGAGACGGCGTTCCTGTCGTGGAAGAACCCGGCCGACCTCGATCTCGGCGGCACCGAGATCTGGGAGGGCACCAGCCAGGCGCCCACGGCGAAGCTCGCCGACGTGCCGGCGCCGGCCGCGTTCTGGATCGACCCGACCCTGAAGGTGAACGTCACCCGGACCTACTGGGCCCGGCCGGTGAACACCTCCGGCACCCCGGGCGACTGGGCCGGCCCGGTCAGCGCCCAGAGCCCGGAGCTGCAGCGCGCGGCGCTCGCTGCCGGGATCATCGACGCCACCAAGATCGCGGCGTCGCTCGCGGTGCCGCAGAACGTCACGTCGCTGCCGGCGACGGCCGGCACTGGCCTGGTCGTGCTCAACGGCGAGCTGTACCGCTGGCAGAACGGCGAGTGGACCAAGGGCGTCCAGGCCCCCGACATCAAGGGCTTCGTGACGGCCGAGCAGATCAAGAGCCTGAACGCGGCTCAGATCGCCGGCACGCTCTCGGACGGCCAGATCGCCGGCATGAACGCGGCGAAGCTCGTCGGCCAGGTGGTCGCCAGCCAGATCAAGGAGCTGAACGCGGCTCAGATCGCCGGCCAGCTCGACGACAGCCAGATCCGGGGCATCGCGGCGACGAAGATCGCCGGCACTCTGTCCAGCTCGCAGATCGCGAGCCTGGACACGATCAAGCTCGTCGGCCAGATCCGCGACACCCAGCTCGCCGACAATGCGGTCACGCAGGCGAAGCTTGCCAGCGACCTGTCGGCGGTCGGCATCGTCACGGCGCTGCCGAACCCGTCCGGCTGGACGGGCTCCAAGGTCGTGCTGTTCGACGGCAAGGTGTGGCGCCTGGTCAACGGGGCCTGGACGGCCGGCGTCGGTTCGACCGACATCACGGGTCAGATCACCGCCGGACAGATCGCCAGCCTCAACGCGGCGCAGATTGCCGGCCAGCTCAACGACGGGCAGATCGCCAGCATCACGGCCTCGAAGGCTGTTGGTGCGCTGGTCAACGCGACCCTCGCCACCACGGCCCTCACCGGGACAATCACCGAGACGCAGATCGCGGCCGGCGCCGTGACCGACGCCAAGATCGCCGCGATTGCCGCTTCGAAGGTCACCGGCCAGCTCACCGCCAGCCAGATCGCCTCGGTCAACGCGGCCGTGGTTGCCGGCCAGCTGTCGGACGGACAGATCGCCTCGATCGGCGCCGCGAAGGTCTCGGGGGCGCTCGTCAACGCGACCCTCGCCGCGGCCAACCTCTCGGGCACCCTGGCGGACACGCAGCTCGGCGGCATCTCGACGACGAAGCTCATCGGCACCGTGTCCTCGGACCAGATTGCCTCGCTCGTCTCGACGAAGCTGTCCGGCCAGATCACCTCGGATCAGGTGGCCTCGCTCGCCGCCAACAAGGTCGCCGGCCAGCTGCTGGACGCTCAGCTCTCCACGATCAGCGCCACCAAGGTCTCGGGCCAGCTCTCGGACGCGCAGCTCGCGGCGATCAGCACCGCCAAGCTCGTCGGCACGGTTTCCTCGGACCAGATCGCCAGCCTCGCGGCGGCCAAGCTCGCCGGCCAGATCACCGGGACCCAGATCACCGATGGCGCCGTCTCGACGGCGAAGATCCTGGCGGGCGCGGTGGTCGCCGGCTCGATTGCGGCCGGCGCTGTCACCGGGTCGAAGCTCGCCATCGCCAGCGCGAACTTCGCCTACAACCCGGAGGGCGCGCAGGGCCTGCGCGGCTGGACGGGTGGCACCTCGTGGGGCGGTGCCGCGGACCTCTACATCGAGGGGAACTGGGTGCCGGCGGGGATGAAGGGTATCGCGCTCCACCCGCGCGACGCCAACTTCCCTTCGGGCGGCTACGCCGAGATCACGCACCAGCGGGTGGCCTCGGACGGTTCGCTGAAAGCCTTCGAGGTCATCGGGGGCAGCACCTACGAAATCTCGGCCTACGGCAATTTCCACCGCTGCCAGGGGCAGTGCTTCATCGGCTGGTGGGACGCCTCCGGCACCCATCTGCGGTGGGACAGCGGGCAGGTGCTTCCCGAGGGAGGTGCCTCCGGCGGAGCACTGCGCGGCCACAAGCGCTTTACGTGGATCGGCGCGGCGCCGAGCAACGCGGTGGGGATGCGGGTCCTCTACCGCGCGATCAACCAGACGGCGCCTGATTCCTTCGTCTTCGTCTACGGGATGATGTACGCGGCGGCGCAGCCCGGGCAGGCCGAGTGCTCGCCGTATGTCTCACCCGGCGTGACCGTGATCGACGGCTCCGGGATCATCACCAACTCGATCGCCGCCGCCTCGATCGTCGCGGGCTCGATCACCGCCGATCGCATCGCCGGGCGTACGATCGACGCGAGCAAGCTGGTCGCGGGCACGATCACGGCCAATGAGCTGGGGGCCAACTCGGTCACCGCCGCGCAGATCCTGGCGGGCGCGGTCCAGACCGGGCACATGACGGCCGGCACGATCGACGCCAACCGCCTCGTGTCCGGGTCGATCACCGCTGGTCTGATCGCCGCCAACGCCATTACGGCCGGCAAGATCGACGCCAGCGCCGTGACGGCGCGCGAGGTGGCAGCGGGGTCGATCCTGGCTTCGAAGCTGTCCGTCGCCTCGCTCAACATGGCGTACAACAGCGACTTCGGGCAGGGGACCAGCGGTTGGACCTTCGCGACCAACGGCACCACAGGCGTCGTCGCGGCCGGGGTGCGGACCGACTACTGCCCGGCCGGCTACACGGCCTTCTTCATGCAGATGGGGGCAGGGTCCGCAACGGGCGTTGCCGACCTCTACGTGCCCTTCTCGATCGCGGCAGACCGGACCATCAACCCCAAGTTCCCGTGCTCGGCTGGCACGGTCTACGAGGCTTCGGCCTACCTCTCCCTGCCCAATAGCATCGGGTCGGGCCTTCTGCTCATCCAGTTCTACAACAGCAGTGGGACCGTTCTCGCGGGAAATAGCGGCAACTCGACCAGCTCGACCTACAATGGGCACTCCCCCGCCCAGTTCGAGACCGGCGGTGCCCGCTCGAAGCTCGTGATGACGGCGCCCTCCGGGGCGACCTACTTCACGGTCACAGCGCGTTGGCAGTCCTCAGGCTCGACCCCGAGCACGACACCGTGGCTGTTCGTCTCCGGCGTGATGGTCGCGCAGGCGTCCTCGGCCCAGTTGGCTGCGACCGAGGTCTCCCCCTACGTCCCCGACGGGGTGACGACGATTTCCGGCGGCTCGATCCTCACAAACTCGGTCGCGGCAGATCGGATCGTCACCCGCTCGCTGACGGCTGCCCAGATCGCCGCCGGCACCCTCACCGCCTACGAGATCGCGGCCCGGACCATCACGGCCGGCAACCTGGTGGCGGGCACCATCACCGGCACGGAGATCGCGGCCTCGACCATCACCGGCGGGCTCATCGCCGCCAGCACGATCGTCGGCGGGCACATCCAGACCCGGACCCTGTCGGCTGGTCACCTCGCCGCCGGCACCATCACGGCCTATGAGATCGCCAGCCGGACGATCACGGCGACCAACCTCCAGGCCGGGACGATCACCACCGCGGAGATCGCTGCAGGCACCATCCAGGCCGGCAACATCGCGGCCGGCGCCATCACGGCGAGCAAGCTGACGCTCGCCTCGATCAACCTCGCCAACGATCCGCTCTACACGCAGGCGGTTCTTGGAACGTCCAACCCCTTCGTCCCGGGCTACGCCTGGGGAGCGAACTTCACGACCGATCCGGTCACGGTCCGGTCGGACTATTGCCCCTCGGGTCTGCGCGCCATCAACGTGCGTATTGCCTCGAAGCCGACCGGCGGCGTGTTCGACTTCTACTGCGGCTCGCACGACGCCGCAGGCAACTTCACCCACAGCTACCCGGCCGTCGCGGCGCAGTGGTATGAGGCTTCGGCCTACTTCTCCGTGCTCAATGCTGGTGCCGCGCAGGTCATCCTTCAGTTCCTGAACTCCTCCGGGGCCGCGATCGAGACCCACTACTCGAACGCGGTGACCATCGGCTTGAACGGTTCCGACGAGAAGACTTGGGATGCGCTCGGCGGCCGGGCCAAGGTGATGAAGCCGGCCCCCAGCGGCACGACAGCGGTTCGGGTGTACATGCGCTGGAATGCGCCGAACCCGAACAACCCGGCGGACTGCTGGTTCTTCGCCTCGGGCCTCATGGTAGCGCCGATCTCGTCGGCGCAGGCCGCGGCGGGCGACTTCTCGCCCTTCTCTCCGGGCGGCGCCACGATCCTCAACGGCGCCACGGTCCGCACTGGCACCCTGAACGCGGATCGGATCATCGGGCGCACCATCACGGCCGGCCTCATCGCCGTCGGCACCCTGACGGCCACCGAGATCGCGGGAGGGACCATCACCGGCGACCGTATCGCCGGCAACACGATCGTGGCGGCCAACCTCCAGGCCGGCACCCTCACGGCGCGCGAGATCGCGGCCGGCGCCATCACGGCGTCGAAGCTGACGCTGACCGACCCGTCCAACATGATCATGAACGGGGACTTCACCAACGGTACGTCCGATGGCTGGGGGCTCGGGGATGGCACGGTCGTCCAGAACTCAGGATCAGCTACCGACCCCGGGGGCCAGTACCGCATTCGGTCCACCGGCCGGGACAACGCCTATTCGCACAATATCAGCGTCACGCCTGGCGACGTGATCTATGCGTCCGCGATGGTGTACAATGAGAACGGCGAGCGCGCTAATCTCATGGCGCTGTTCATGGACGGGGCCGGGGGTAATCTTCAGTTCCGAACCTTCGCATACACTGACGTAAAGAACTCCTGGACCCGGGTTGAAGGCAAGGTCACTGCTCCCAGCAATTGCCAGCGGATGCAGATCCTGCTCCAGACCGATAAGACCCAGACCTATGGGTCCGGGACCTATTGGGGGAAGGTCCAGGCCCGTCGTGCAGCCAACGCCCAGATGATCGTGGACGGCACGATCACGGCGGTCCACATCGCGGTGGGCTCGCTCACCGGCGACCGCATCACCGCGGGCACCCTGAACGGCGACAGGATCGTCGGCGGCACGATCCAGGGCGGCCATATCTCGGGCCGGACCATCTCGGCCGACAAGCTGGTTGCCGGGACCCTGACGGCTACCGAGATCGCCACGCGGACCCTGACAGCCGACAAGCTGGTCGCCGGCACCATCACGGCGACCGAGATGGGCGCCAACTCGGTCACGGCCGGCAAGGTCGATGCGGGCGCCATCACCGCGCGCGAGATCGCGGCGGGGTCGATCGTCACCTCGAAGCTCAGCATCACCACAGGCAACATCGCCCAAAACGGCGACATGTCGTCGGGGACACAGGGCTTCACTGTAGGCAACTCGACTTGGGGCACCCAGGCAACAATAGAGGTGGGCACCGTATGGGTCGCCTCTGGTATGCGCAACCTCTCCTCGGGCGCACCGGGTGGCGGAGGCACCAACGGCTATTGGGACGTCACCCACCGGCGCGTAGACAAGGATGGGAACCTCAGCAACTTCCCATGTAATGGCGGGCAGCTATACGAGTTCTCGACCTATTATACCTGCCACCGCTGCCGGTTTGAGCTGTATGTCGCGTGGGTGCGTGCTGATGGCAGCACGATCGGCCACAACGGCTACGTCGGTCCCGGCGAGCAGGCCAAGGCCGGCGGGGCGATGCGGGACTATCCGCGCGCGACCATCCTCGTGAACGCCCCGGGTGACGCGGTCTCCTTCTACGTGCTTCTCCGTGGCGGCGCGGTCTCTGGGAATGATCCGTACATCTTCCCCTTCGGGATGATGTACGCGGCGGCCCCGGCCGGCGCCACGGAATGCTCGCCCTACATCCCGCCGGCCATCACGACGCTGAACGGCGATAGCATCACGACCGGGACGCTACACGCGAACAAGATCATCGCGCGTACCATCACGGCCGAGAAGATCCAGGCCAACGCGATCACGGCGGACCAGATTGCTGGGCAGACCATCGTCGGCTGGAACATCGCTAGCAACACGATCGATGCAGTCAACATCAAGGCCGGCACGATCACGGCGCGGGAGATCGCGGCGGGAGCCATCACCACGAACAAGCTCACGGTCGCGAACCGCGAGTTGAACCTTGTCGGGTTCAACTTCCGTTACAACACGATCACGAGCCGGATTGAGTGGGATATCGGTTCGATCTTCTACCGTGATGATGACGGTGGGATGCGTAGCGTCAACATCAATGGAGGAAGCTGGACGCCGGGCGGGAACTGGATTGCGGTTGTCTGGTACAAGGGTAACGGCAACCTAGACTTCTCTGGCGATGTTAATTACGCCGCAAACACTAATAACGGCAATTGGGTTACCATCGGTATCTACTCGGGGGGCAGCCAATTCTACGTGAACTATGGTTCGACGCTGCTCGACGGCGACCGTATTATCACGAATACGCTGCACGCCAACCGGATCATCGCCGGCACCATCTCGGCCGACAAGATCGGCAGCAACCAGATCACGGCCGGGCACGTCCAGGCCGGCGCGATCGGCGTAGACCAGCTCGCGGCCGGGGCCATCACTGCCGAGAAGATCGGCGTGGGCGTCAACTCGACCAACCTGCTGTGGAACTCCGATTTCATGGCGGGGTCCGGCAGCTCGGTCCCGAACATCTCGGGCGCCGTGTCTCAGGGTCCTGCGGGCGCCTACTGCGGCATCAACCAGTCGGGCCCCGGCTGGGAGCCGCCCGGAATGCGCTCCCTCCAGATGTCGTCGCCGGGGACCCCGAACGGCACCATCATGGACGCCTACCTCGCCATCCCGGCGGTGGGTGGCGGCTTCACGCGCCGGATCCCGGTCATCGCGAACCGCCGGTACGAGATCTCGGGCTACGTCAGCGCACACCGCTGCACAGCCCAGATTATCCTCTACTGGTACGACGCGGGCGGGAACCCCATCGCCGGCTTCGGCGCGACCAACGTTGTGAACGGCGTCCAGTCGAGCGGGCCGCTCAGTGCCTGGGCGCGCTGCGCCGGCATGCACACCACCCCGGGCAACGCCGCCTATGCGGACGTGACGCTGCGGATGGGCTTCAATGGAGGCGACAGCCCCTACAACTTCTGGACCGGCATCTACTTCGCTCCGGCGCAGCCGAACCAGAGCCAGTACAGCGATTGGTCTCCGGGGATCTCGACGGTGATTTCAGGCGGGGCCATCGCGACCCGCACCCTTACGGCCGAAAAGATCGTGGCCGGCTCGATCACCTCGGACGAGATCAAGTCGGGGTCGATCATCGGCGATCGGATCCAGGCCGGCACGATCACCGGCGACAAGATCGCGGTGAACTCGATCTACGCCGACAAGATCCAGATCGGCGGCGGCCAGTCTCTGACCTCGTGGATGGGTGGACCCAACGCGACGCAGATCAATGGTGGCATGATCGCCGCGAACACGATCAAGGCCAACCAGCTCTACGTGGGCCTGCGCGGCCTGAACATCACCGGGTTCAACATTCGATACAACACCGCAACTCGTCGGATCGAATGGGACGGAGGCAACATCTACTGGCCTAACGAGGACGGTGGCATGTCCGGCGCCTCCTTCGGCGCCAACGGCTTCACCGTGTCCGGCGGCAGCTGGTATTCGATCCTTTGGTACAAGGGACGGAATAATATCGACTGGTCGGGCGATATCAACCTCGCGAACACCGACCCGAATTGGGTGACCCTGGCGACCTACGACAACGGCTCTGGTCTTGCTGTCAACTATGGCAGCACGATCATTGACGGTGCGCGCATCATCACGAACTCGATCCAGGCGGCCCAGATCGCAGCGGGTGCGATCCAGGCCGACAAGATCGCGGCCGGCGCCATCACGGCCGACAAGATCGGCACGGGCCAGGTGACCGCCGATAAGATCTCCGGCGGCACGATCCAGGCCGGCACGATCAAGCTGAACGACGATCGCCTGGTGATCGAGGCCCAGGCTGGTCAGCCTCGGATCATCTGCCGTGACAGCGCCGGCAACCTGCGGGTCCTGCTGGGTCAGACCAGCGGCTACTCTCCCAACGGCGGTGACTGGGGCCTGGTGATCTGGGACAACTCGAACCGGGTCATCTTCGCTCCTTCGGGCATCAACGGCGATGCCATCTGGGCCGGCTCGATCAGCGCTGGCGCGATCAAGGCCGACCAGCTCAAAGCCACGGTCGCTCAGTTCGACGGTCTTATCGTGCGCTCGGCGCAGATCGGGTCGCTGGTCGTCGGCAACGGGAACATCCAGAACAACGCGACCTCGCAGCTCGTCTCCTCGTACAACCCCAACGGCAAGACCGCCTCGGTCACCCTCTACGTCCGGGCAGGGGCGAAGGTCCGCATCTCGGTCCAGCGCAACGGCGACGGGTCGGCGTTCTGGCCCTCGAACACCAATACCGGGGCGCTGAAGATCAGCCGTGACGGCGGCCCCGACATCTTCGCGATCCCGGCCAACTACATGCTGAACTGGGTCCCCGGTGCAAACGCCTCTCAAAAGGTGCTACTCGGTCACTATGTCAGCTGGGTCGACAACAACGTGGGTGAGGGCAACCACACCTACACCGTGACCGACGACAGCAGCGTGGGCGTGAACGGCGTCTACATCGAAGTGACGGAGCTGGCGAAGTGAGCGAGATCATCGACCTACCTATGCCTGCAGCCGCGGAGCCCGATCCGCGGCTCTTCCAGATCGTGCCCTTCATGAAGTACGACCAGGGCGGCAGGTTCACGGAAGATGGAAAGATGGGTCTCGCCATCATCGAGGCGCAGCAGCGCGCCGGTGAGCGCATCCTGATCAACGTCCTACCGGACCGCGACACGGAGTGGTTCGACGGCACGGTGATCGTCCCACGACCGGTGCTGGACCTGCCGGCGGCGCTCGAGGCGCCGGTCGGCGGGGAGGCTCCCGCCTTCGAGCTGCCGGCCTGCACCCTGCGCTTCGACGGTCCGGTCAGCGTCGAGTACGAGCATCCGGGCGGCCCGTTCAGTGTCGGCTTCACGATCCCGGGCACCTACACCATCAAGGGCGAGGCGTTCCCAGCCCAGGCCTTCACCCTCACGCTCACGGTGACGGCATGATCTTCGGCCCCCCGCTTGCCCAGGTCCGCGAGGTCGCGAAGCGGACCGTTCAGGCCCACTTCGTCGGGATCGCCGAGAGCGACGGCACGCAGCCGACGCTGCGCGCCATGTACGTGCTCAAGCTCCAGGAGGCCAAGCGCGTCCTGGCCGACGAGCCCTCGCTGATGATCGAGCAGGAGGCCGAGCTGCGCGGCCTCACGCCTCGCGAGATGGCAACCGTCATATCCAATATGGCGGAGCAGAGCCGCGAGCTGGAGATCGCTCGGATGAAGGTCAACATCCAGATTGAGGAGGCAAAGAACGAGGCCGAGGTTGTCGAGATCCTTGAGAGCTTCGGCCTCGCTTTGAGCATGAGGGTCGAGCGGTAGAAATGTCCCTGACTTTCAGGGATAGCCGTTAACTTCTACTAGCAGGAATGCCTATCTGAGGGCATGCCCCGCGAGAAAGCCATCATGACCTATGGCACCGCGCAGGATCGCCTGCGCGCTGCTGCTGTGGCGAAGCTCCACAAGCTCACCGTGAGCGGGTGGCTGCTGAAGGTGATCCGGGACGAGTACCGCGCCGTCTACGGCGACACGCCCCCGGAGAAGCTCAATGCCGAACCTGACCAGCGCTAAGCGCCTCGAGGCCTGCCTGCCCTTCATCTTCCACGGCGAGGGCGGCTACACCGCCAACGCCAAGGACCCCGGCAACTGGACCGGGGGCAAGGTGGGGAAGGGCCAGCTCAAGGGCACCAAGTACGGCATCTCGGCCGCGAGCTACCCGACCCTCGACATCAAGAACCTCACCCGCGACCAGGCCGCGGCGATCTACCGGCGTGACTACTGGGACCAGGCGGGCTGCCACGAGCTGCCGGCCGGGCCGGACCTGCCGATCCTCGACGTGTCGGTGAACTCGGGCCCGGGCCGGGCGAACGTGTTCCGCCGGGCGACCGAGGCGATCAAGGACGGCGTCGCCCGGATCAAGGCCATCTCGGCGAAGCGGCGCGCCTTCTACCAGGGCCTGTCGACGTTCAAGACCTTCGGCAAGGGCTGGATGAGCCGGGTCGCGACCATCGAGGCCGCGGCGATCAAGATGGCGCTCGCAGCCGGCGGCGCGAGCCCGGTCCTCGTCGCTAAGCAGCTGCAGGCCGAGGCCGGCCTCTCGGACAAGAAGGTCAAGCAGGGCACCACCGCCGCGGGCGGCACCAGCACCGCCGCGGTCGCCGGTGCGACGCAGGCAACCGACTGGCTGCAGGTCGGCCTGGCCGTCGCGGTGATCGCCGTCGCGATCGTCGTCGCGATCCACTTCATCCGAGCCCACCAGGAGCGCGCCATGGCGTTCCGGGCCGAAGCCCTGAAGGTCTGAGCCATGAACCTGTCCTCCGTCGACTGGGGGCCGGTCGCCGGCCAGCTGATGCGGCTCGGTGCGCCGCTGCTCGGCACGCTGATCGGCGGCGTGCCGGGGGCGGTCGCGGCCTCGGTGATCGGCTCGCTCGCCACGGCGATCGGTGCCGACCCGACCCCGGAGAGCATCTCCGACAAGCTCCAGAACGATCCCGGCGCGGCGCAGGCCGCCCGGGACTTCGAGGCCGACAACCGCGAGCGGCTCGAGATCGAGATCGAGCGCACCAAGCGCGTGCAGATCGAGCAGGCCAACGTCTCGCTGCGCGCCGAGATCACGGCGGGCGACCGCTTCCAGCGCTGGGCGCGCCCGTTCAACATGTGGGTGCTCGGCGCCGTGACCGGGTCCTACGGCTTCTGCTGCGTCGCCGCGGCGATCGTCACGATGGCCACCAAGGACCCGACCGCGCTCACGCACCTGGTGGCGCTCGGCGCCACGCTGGTGACCGTGCTCGTGCCGTGCGGTGCCGTCGCCGGTGTGACCGCCTGGCAGCAGACCAAGGAGAACCTGGCCGGGGTGGTTCAGCGCCCGCCGCCGGCCGGCCTGGTGCCGGGCAAGCCGGCCAAGCGCAAGTGAGGGTCCCCGTGTGTCACAGCGTAGCCCTGGCGGGCGGCAGCGCGAGCTGCCCCACGTCCCCACTCGCGACCGGGAGCCCGATCGGGCTCTCCTCGGCTGCGGTGAGCTGGGTCCCTTCGTAAAGGACCGGCCCAACGTTCCGAGCTGGGGTCAGATGCACCCTGACCTCCAGGACATCCTGGTCCGCATGGACGAGGAGGAGGTCGCGAACCTCAAGGATGCCCTCGCGATCCTGACCCGACTGGAGAAGGTCGAGATCGCCCGGGTGAAGGCAATCCTCAAACTGGTCGGCGTGCTCGTCGGCATCTGGAGGGTCATCAAATGGTCAGTGGCGTCGTTTCTGGGGGGCCTGGCCGCAGTCTCGCTGGCCGGGGATCAGCTCCTGAAGATCTGGGGCTGGGTATCGAAGATCATCAGCAGCGCCATCCGGTTGCCCGGCTGATGCGGAAGGTCGCGTTCGCCACGAGCGCCTTCTTCTTCTGCTGCATGGGCGGGCTCGTCGGGACCTGGATCTCGAAGAGCCGCTACCCGGTGAGCGTGCTCGAGCGCACGATGCTCACCGAGCAGGTCCGGCCGGGCGAGCCGGCGAAGGTGGCGCTCCATGTGGACCGCCGCGAGCAGTGCCCGCTGCGCGTCCAGCGCTACCTGGCCTACTCGGACGGCACGCGCACGCCGATGACGCAGGACTACGAGACCGGCTTCGGGCCGCTCGGGGGCGACCGCTACCTGCTGCGCATCCCGACCTCGGCCACGGCACCGCACGGGCCGGCCTACGTCTGGTCGCGCGGCTACTCGATGTGCAACCCGATCGAGTGGCTGCCCGGCATGGCGACGCCGAGCGACGTCATGGTCGACCGCTTCATGATCGGCGAGAAGACGGTCGAGAAGCCGCTGCCGCCCGGGTTCGAGAAGATGGCCGAGTACGCGGCGCGGATGCACGCCGGCCCCTAAGCGGGCTCGGCCTCCTCGGTTGGGAGGCCGTGCTGGGCGTTCACGCACCGGACGATCCACTCGGCGCTGGCCTTCTCGATCGTCGAGCCGACCACGCGCCGGTTGGCGTCCCAGATGAACCCGTTGCCGTAGGTCCACGGCAGTGGGTGCGGCGCCTCCCAGGGCAGGACGGGCTTGGGCTTGTTGCCCCGGAATGGGATGACGTCAGCCGACATCAGGGCTTGAACTCCGGGGGCAGCTTGATCGGGATCATCTCGAGCCGGACCAGGCCAACAAGGAAGGCCAGGGGCTTGGCGGCATCTGCCAGGGTCTCGGCAGCCACCCGACCAACAACAGCTTCTGGCGGCTCGCCGGTGCGGGCGGCTTCTTCGCGCACATGATCGAACAGCGGCTCGAAATACTCGAGCCAGGCTTCGCGGGTGTCGGTTGGGGTGTCGGTTGGGACGTTGGTCTGATCGCTCATGGCGCGGGAAGATCACCGACCCGCGGCCCGGGGTCAAGAACGAGAAAGCCCGCCATATCCGATATGGCGGGCCTCGTCGGTCAGTCGTTGATCCGCTCGATGGTGATGCGGAAGTTCGGGAGCGGCCGGCCCTCGTAGTTGAGGTCCCGCAGGTCCCACCACTTCACCTCGGCATTCTCGTTGATCGCCGCGGCGACCAGCTCGAAGAGGTGGGGCCGCAGCGGGTCGTTGTCGGCGACGGGCGCCGTTCCGCTGGGCTTGGGCCGCAGCTCCGGCGGCAGCGGCTTCGGGGGCGGCGGGGTCTTCGGCATGGCGGCCTGTCGCGGCTGGCGGGGTCGCAACAGCAACCACACCAGCCCCACCACGAGCAAGCCGAAGAGCACCAGCGGCAGGGTCGGGTCGACGGGCTCGCTCATGCCGCCTTCCCCACGCCGGTCGAGCCGAAGCCACCGGTGCCGCGCACCGTCTCCTCGAGCGCGTCGGCCTCCTCGAAGATGGCCCGGAACACCGGCGTCAGGACGCCCTGGGCGATCCGGTCGCCGGGCACGACCTCGAAGAAGCTGTCCTCGGTCGTGTTGTGGAGGATCACCCCGATGGGGCCGCGGTAGTCGGCGTCGATCACCCCCGGACCGTTGTGGACCGTGATGCCGCTCTTCAACGACAGCCCCGAACGCGGGCAGATCAGGAGCGCGAAGCCGGGCTCGATCGCCATGGCGATGCCGGTGGGGATCAGGGCGCGCTGGCCCGGTGCGATCGTGAGCGGGAAGGGGATGTCGGCGTGGAGGTCCATACCGGCGGCGTGCTCGGAGCCGTAGGTCGGGAGCTTCGCGGTCGCGGTGAGGCGCTTGATCTGGACGACGGACATAAGGGTGGCTCCTTAGGCGGCGCGGGCGGGCGGCTGGTTGAAGATCAGGGTGCGGCCGGGCAGCTGCTCGCCCACCGGCTGGCCCGGGTAGCGGAAGCGGTCATCCGTGCCGAAGCCCTTGTCGAAGAATTCGATCAGGATCATCACGTTGAAGGCCAGGTGCGCCAGGTGCGGCAGAGCGCTCTCGGCGTCGAAGTCCTCGCCCTCCCGGAAGGCGTCGAGATGGCGCTGGAGGCTGTCGATCGCCGATGTCCAGCTGCCGCCCTTGCGCCAGTTGTTGGCGCTGTACTTGATCGCCCCGTATTCGAGCACGGCGCTGGTGTAGCGGTTCAGGCTCGCCGGGATCAACGTCAGCCGGTGCTTGCCGCTATTGTAGCGGAGCATGCCGTCTGTACGTTCCGTACTCCCTGCACCAGGCACGACTTTACCCTTCGTGAGCGCGTCGATCTGCTCCTGTGTCGGCACAGGCGCGTCGCGAAGGTGCCAGTCGGTGGTTGGGCTCTCAGACATGGGTAGGCTCTCCGAACAGCTGGTAGAAGCGGCGCAGCCAGGCATTGGCCGCGACGGTCTCGGTGACCGGGGTGATGGTGATGCCGAGCTGCCGCTCGCGGCAGCGCTGCTCATCCTCGGGGTCCAGGTCATCGAACATGAAGAGGCGCTCGTCGGAGGCGATGCGCGTGTCGGCCTCCTTGATCGCCTCGAAGGCCCAGGCGGGGACGCCGAACACCTCGCCGAGCCGGAGCATGATGCGGTCGTCGACCGCGACGAAGTCCGGGCAGACCGACTTGATCGGGCGCGGGACCTCGCCGGTGAACATTTCCGGGGCGTCGTGGATCAGCGCGGCGCGCTGCCGGTCCGGGCAATCCCCGACGACGTGGGAGAGGTTGAAGGCGTGCTGCGCGACGGTCATCCCGCGGCCGGGGATGCCGGCGCCGCCGAAGCGGTGGAGGCGGGCCTGGCCGGCGGCCATCTCGGTCGGCGGAAGGTCGGCGGCGGTGAAGTTGTAGACGTCGATGCGCCGGCCGCGGCCGAAGTAGACGAGGGGACCGGCCATCAGGCAGCCCCGACGCTGGCGAAGAAGGACCGGGCACCAGCCGGGACGCGCCGCGGCCGGCAGTAGAGCTGCGTCCAGCCCTCGCGAGTGGTGAGGCTCACCATCTCGTGGGTGCCGGCGTCGTAGCACCGGCGGGCGGCGGTGATCCGCCCGGCGGCCTCGGCCGGCCAGGCATCACTCGCCCGCTTCTGGGCGACCAGGAACTCCTCCCAGCCGGGCCGGGCCGCCGGTGGGCGGCCGATCGGGTGCCGGATCTGGTCCGGCGATGGCGGCGGCGCCGCCGCGGGGAAGCGCAGCCCGAGGCTGCGCAGCTGCTTCTCGACCACCTCAGTGCTCCAGCTTGATGACCCGCGGGCAGGCGGGGGTCTTGTGGGTGATGATGAGGATCTGGCGGAGCTTGCCCTCGAGCGCGCACAGCGCGTCGTGGAGGTGCCCGGCCCGGTCCGCGTCCATGGACGCATCCATCTCGTCCCCCATGAAGACGGGGAAGACGCCGTTGGTCAGGATGCGCCCCAGTCCCAGGCGGACGGCGAGGTTCGCGCACACCTTGCCGGAGCCCGACAGGGTGTTGAGCGGCTGGCCGTCGACCTGGATCTCGAAGTCCTCGTCGACCACGATCCGCCCGCGCTGGCCGCCGGTCATCTCGGCCAGCATGTGCGAGGCGACGCGCGAGAGCGCGGGCGCGAGGTAGGTCTTGGTGTCCTGGCGGACCTCGTTCATGGCGGCCTTGCCGTTCCGCCAGGAGGTCTGCTCGTCGCGCAGTTCGGCGAGGCGCGCCTGCTTGGCGTCCCACTCGGCCCGGGCCGCGGTGTAGGCCTCGAGCTGCGCCTCGTAGACCTGCGCCTGGCCGAGCCGGGCCTCGAGCGCCGGCAGCTGCTCGAAGTCCTCCAGCTCCTCGAGCTGGGTGCGGGCGACCGCGGCACGCTGGTCCCACTCGTCGCGGCGCGCCTGGGCGCTGGCAACCGCCGCCGCCGTGGCCTGGTGGGCCCGCACACCGGCCGCCAGCGTGCGGATCTCGGCCCGGGAGCAGCCGGCGAGGCCGAGCGCCGCCAAGGCCTCCCGGACCTCGTTGACGTGGACGGCGCCCTTGGCCTCGCTCGGGCTGTGCTCCGGTGCGTCGGTCTGCGGCACGGCGGCCAGCCGCTGCCACTCGGCCTGTACCTCCGGCTTCGACCAGGTGCGCAGCGCCCGGGCCTCGATGTCGAGGTCGAAGAGCCCCTCCGGCACCGGGATCTCGGCCAGCTCGGTCTCGATGCGGGCGATCTCCGCGTCGGCCGTGGTGAACGGCTTCCCACACGGGCACGTCAGCACCGGGCTCTTGCGCAGGCGCTTGAGGTCGTCGTTGAGCCCCTGCCGGCGGCGCTCGGCGTCGACCTGCTCCTGGGTGAGCGTCGGCTGCGGGAAGGCGCGGTGGACGAAGGCCTGCCGCTCCTTCCACAGGTCGTAGGCGTCGTGCTGCGCCGTCACGACCTCGAGGTCGAAGTCGTAGGTGCGCAGGCCGAGCACCTGATCGGCCCGGTCCAGGGCCTCGAGGGTGAGGCTGGTGGGCGCCTCGCCGAGCACCGGCACGGTCGGCGGGTTGGCGAGGAAGGCCCGCAGTTCGACGGCGCGGTCGCGCGCGGCGCGCAGCTCGCGCACCAGATCCTGCAGCTCGTTCGCCGGGCCGTAATCGGCCGGCTCCGCCGGCTCCCGGGGCTCGGCGAGCCCGGTCTCGAGACCGGCGATCTCCCGGGTGACCCCGAGCGCCTGGTCGCCGCACCAGTTCGCGACCGCCTCGAGCTGGTCGGCGCCGATCAGCTTGTCGACCATCGCCTTGCGCTCGGTCGGCTTCATCTTCGACAGCCGCTCGGCGTCGCCCTGGTTGGCGACGTTGGCGACCCGGAAGACGTCGAGGCCGTAGCCGAGGATCTGGAGGATGCGCGCGTTGACCGGCTTGGTGCCGACCGCCAGGGTCTCGCCCTCGAGCTGCAACGCCGCGTTGCGCGTGGTGCGCTCGATCCGGTAGCGCTGGCCCCGGATGAGCACGATGCCGGAGGCCTTCATGGCCTTGTAGTCCTCGGCCTTGCCGCGCAGCGCGGCCGAGCCGAAGAGCAGGAACTCGATCATCTCGAGGACGAGCGTCTTGCCGGCCTCGTTGGCGCCGGTGATCGCCGTCATGCCGGCGGAGAAGTCAAGGGTGCGGTCGAAGGCGCGCCCCAGCGGGTAGTGATCAGTGGGCGGGAACCGGACCGTGAACGTCAGCTGCTCGATCATAGTGGGCCTGCAAGATGTTCTGTCTGCCGAGACTGCGGAGGGTCTTCTTCAGACCCTCGATGGCGTGCCAGAGGTCGCTTCCTGGCTTGATGCCGGTCACCGCGTCCCAGTAGGCCGCGTCGCTCTTCGCCGCCTCGGCGCAGAGGTAGTTGAGGATGGCGCGCTCCTGGGGCGTGAACGTCACGCCCCGCATCAGGAGCCCGAGCCCGGTGAGGTAGAACTTGCCCTTCTCAGACGTGCTCACGGCCGAAGGTCTCCGCGATCTTGCCGTCGATCTGCTGTCGGACGGTCGGGGTGATCTCGTGGTCGTCGAGCGCTCGGAGGGTCACCGCCATGGTGTCGAAGCCCTCCATCGAGACGTCGGCCGGCGCCTCGGCGTCGACCGGGCGGGCTCGCTGGATGTCCCAGGACCGGCACTCGGGGATCGGCCCCTCCCAGCTCTCGCCCGGCTTGAGGATCACCCGGACGCAGCAGTCCTTGAGCATGGCGCCGGCCGAGTAGAGGAGCTGGTCGTCGGCTGAGAGGGTGACGTACCGCACCGGGCCCTGGCCGCCGTCCTCGCCTTGGGCGTAGGGCTGCATCGAGCCTATTACTTCCACCTCGATACCATCTCGTTTCAATATTGAGGGAAGATGGACGTGCCCGGTGTAGGCCTTGGTGATGCCGAGCGCCGCCAGCTCCTTGGTCGGGATCAGGTTGTGGGAGGCCGACCGGGGATCGACGTCCCAATGGCCGTAGGCCGTGGTCAGCTTGACCCCGTAAAGGCCGCCCATGGCTACCCGCCCCACCATCTCGACTGCAGTCTCGTCCGGCTTCCAGGGGAAGAGAGCTGCGCCGAGGTCCGGCACGATCATCGGCTCGGTCACGCAGACGATGTTGGGGCTGGTGACGATCAGGCCCTGGAACACGTCCCAGGCCGTGACCTCGGCGAGGTCGCGGCTGTCGTCGTGGTTGCCCTGGATGATGTAGAAGGTGGTGCCCGGCGAGTTCGAGGCAGCGTCCCGGTAGATGCAGGCCGCGTGGATCAGGGTCGCGTAGTCGACCTGCGGCTTGTCGAAGAGATCGCCCAGGCAGATGTGCGTTTCGACGCGGTCGGCCGCCGCCGCGGTCAGCTCGGCCTTGAACTGCTGGAGCACCAGCAGCTCGCGCTCGCCGCGGCGCTCGACCGGGATGCCCTTGTTGAAGCGGCGCCCCAGGTGGGGGTCACCGAGAAGACGGGGACGGTTCATGAGGCAGGTCCTCGAGGATGGTGGGAGGGCCGTTGAGGGGGTTCGGCACCGAGACGCGGAGCTTCGGGGCGCAGATGCTGTTGCGGACGATGTCCTCGGCCGAGATCCAGCCGGCGGTGATCCGGGGGCCGGCCGGCGGGGGCGCCGGCAGCTCCGGCAGCCGGGCGACCACCGGCGTCGCCGCCAGGCCGCCCAGCAGGCCCAGGAAGGCGCGCCTACGCATTGAAGACCGCCCGGATCTGGTAGAGGCAGTCGTGGAGCGCGTTGTGGGCGTCGCCCACTGGCTCGATGGTGTTCCAGAACTCGCGCCGGTTCTCGTGGCCGCGGCCGAGCAGGTAGCTGTTGAGGTCCACCGCCTCGCGGTAGTGGAACGGCTGCATCAGCCCGAACTGGCGGAAGTAGCTGTTCAGGAAGTTGAAGTCGAAGGTGGTGGGCTTGCCCCAGAACGCCCGCGGGCAGATGCTCGAGCCCTCGCAGACCCAGTCGAAGAAGGCCCGCATGACGATCGCCGGGTCCTCCATGCGCCGCATGATGCCCTCGAGTACGTGCGGCTGGCCCATCCACCAGTCCCGAGTGCTCTCCGACCAGTAGCGGCCGTCCGGCACCGCGAGGCACCGATCGAACATCTTGTGGTCGATCTCCTTGGTGAGCCGGTTGAAGCGCACCGCGGCGATCTGGATGATCGCGCACTCCTCCGGGTTGGTCCCGGTGGTCTCGACGTCGATCATGTAGTCGAACATCGGCGCGCCCGGTTGGGGTGCGAAGGCGGTGCGGTGGACGACGTCCATAGGCACCTCGTAGGCGCCGATCTGGACGATCTCCTCCTTCACCACCGTGGGCGTGTCCCCGCGGGGGTCTTTTCCACTGTACATCTGAACGTCCCCAGCTCTTCCCAGGTAATCGACTTGCGGCCGGTGGCGGTCTCGTGATCGACGAGGGTCTTCTTGGCGACCAGGAACCACTCGTCGGTGAGCATCCGGTGGATCATCACCAGGTAATTGCCGCCGGCTGCGATGATGCGCTTGCCGTGCGCGTTCTGCCCCTTCTGGAGCATCTTGAACTCGAACAGGGTTGCGTGCTGGGTCGACTTCACCTCGCAGAAGAAGGTCGTTCCCTTCACCGCGCAGATGTAGTCGGACGGCGTCGCATCTACGCCTGTGCCAACCCGACCCGTCAGTCCTTTGATCGCTGCTGCGTCTTTGATGCGGTAGTAGTAGCCTTGCTTGCCGAGAGCATCGATAGAGCCCTCGAACATGCGCTCGGTTGGCTTGCCGGTGTTCCTCATGTGTACGTTTCGTACATAGAAAGGCCGCCAGCGGCAAGCACTGGCGGCCCTCTTTTCAGGCGATTTTTCGCGGGGAGATCAGACCGTCGGGGTCGACGGCAGGGTCTCGGCCTGCAGCACCACCTGGAGGGCGGTGTAGAGCTTGGTCACGTCGAGGACCTCCTCGGGGATCTGGTCGGTGAGGACCTGCACCAGGCTCGAGGCCGAGTAGACGCGGCCGACCGCCTGGATCGACTGCGAGCCGCTGGCGACGATGAGGTCGATCACCGGCGCGACGGTCTTGCCATGGACGGCGGCCTTGCGGACCGTGCCGTCGTCGAGCACCAGCTCGATCTGCTGGTTCAGCCGGACCTTCTCGTAGTTCTCGATGCCGGCGGTGAAGACGAACAGCGGCGAGCCGCTGTAGGGATTGCTGACGCCGGGCACCGGGATCTGCAACGTCGTCGGGGTCTTGGCGGCCATATTGGATATGCTCCTGTGGGGA